ACCTGGGAAAGCGACAGGCGTGAGTACTATCTACGCTACCTGACAGAACGTGTACCCAAGGTGCAACAGACCGCGCCGATGGCCATTGGTTCGGCATTTGATGGTATGGTCAAGAACGCGATTGAAAAGATGCTGGGCCTCGATGTAAAGGACTACACGCGCCAGGTTGAGGGCGAGATTGACAGTGCTGTGCACTGTCAGGCTATGAAGGAAGGCGCCCGCGTCCTTGATTTCTATCGTCAGGTTGGTGGGATCAATAGATTATTAGTGACGGGTGTACCACGGATGGAGTTCTCTGTCCAATGTGCCGTTCCCGGTACCGAATCCTGTATAGGTGGACCGGTCATCCTCTTAGGGAAACCTGACTTATACTATAGGGTTGGGCATAGGATTGTGCATGATTGGAAGGTGAATGGTTACTACAGTAAAGCATCGCCACAGAAGGGCTATGTGTGGGATTCGAAGACCCGGTCGCATCATAAGGATATCTTTCCCAAGAAGGTTGGTTCACTGTCACTAGGACGCAGTGATTATTTCAACCCTGAGTGGCTGGATCAGTTGACCGGGTATGGTTGGTGTCTAGGTGAACCGATTGGGGAAGAGTTCGTGCTCCAGATCCATCAGATTACGAACGCCGGGGGCGATGCCCCCGGAGCCGCATTACGTCTGACCGAGCACCGGGTACTAGCTGATCCTACGCATCAGCTGTCCCTTCGGGACAGGCTCGTCGGCTGCTGGGAGGCTATCCACTCTGGTAGAGTATTTACCGATATGACATTGGAACAGGATCTTGCAGAGCAGGAGCATTGCGACAGGATTGCTGCCGGTATGCAGGACTCGGTCTTTAATCTTGTGTGTGGAAGGTAACTCCCTTTATGCCTACATGCCCTAAGTGTAAGCACGAGTGGGTGGATGTTACCTGGAGAGATTATCTCAAGAAACAGCCAGGTCACAAGGTTCATTTCTTCAGTAACGAGAGTAAAGATACTGAGCCTGAGGTTCGGCGCACCAGGCTACATTTCAAGTTAGACACTGATAAAGCCGTAATCCGAGCGGCATTGGAGCTTATACAGATAGAACACCGCACGGATCCATTCTTCCGCTGGTGTGATACCGCTGAGGGTACGATAGACTCCATAATCATGCGTCTGTAATCCAAGACACCCGACACAAGATTCTTGTGTCGGGTGTCTTTATTAATTGGCTTCGGGGAGCACTTTCTAGCGTAATCCGTTCCCTCAACGGGGAGCAGTTTTAATCCATAATTGTTAACCAGTCCTTTGTAAAGATGCTACTGTGTCATTTTGACATGGCCTCAGTACTGACTAGTATTGATACTAGGGTCCGTCTGGATATAGGTTCAGACAGTATACGGGTGCCATTCTGACCCTATAAATAGCGCCATTCCTAGCCATTATTCTGCCGACCCTAGCCAGGATATGAGTTTGCCTAGATAGTGCGCCATTTGCACAGGAAAGGGCATTGGCGAGCCTTCTAGGGCATTGGTGAAGGGCCATTTGACTTTCCAAGGGGCATTGGATAAAAACTAGATCACTGACAAGGGGCCTATTCCTTATCTTTCATATAGACTAATTTTATTTTATAAATAGTCTATTAAAGGATAAGAGAGGTTAGTATGAGTCAATTAGTAAGTGTCTATAGGACAAGGACTTAGGAACCCGTAAAAAGTGACTGCTTTTGTACAATTTGCCGTAATGTTGTAAGTGCTTATATGCCAACATGCTTGGACAAAATGCATCCACCGGTTTTCATGTCGTTTTGATACACCATGTCACTTTGACATAGTAGCGGGAGCAGACATACAGGTGTTGACTTTATCGACAAGTGTGTTGCATATCGCAACGTGTGACAATAATTGTCATAAGAGATATTAGTAACTGGTTAACAACTTTGGACAAATAGTGCTCCCCGTACTATGACCTAAATACTCCTATAATCTACCATGTCATAATGACATGGTACACCGTGTCATAATGACACGATAAAATGTAATCTAACCACTGACAAAATTTGTCACAAGAGCCTTAATCAAGCACCATGCTCAAAAGCGTCTTGTCTACGTCTGTCACAGACCGGCTATACAGGCAAAATAAAATGGATAGGTTTACCGAAACAGGCGTTTTATATAATACGCTCAAAACACCCACCAAAATAAAAGAGTCCAGCAGTCAGATTAATCACCTTCTCATGGGTAAAATAATGATTAATCAGGCATATAGGTTCCTGGTGATAAAAAGTGAATACCAGGCCATAAAAGTCCTTTTCGGTATCTTAGAAACCGATAATGACTTTTAATGACTGTCAGTGATAAAAAGTGATTATGAGTATCCAAGATACTCGATGTACCTTTTCGGTATCCAAGATACTCGATAGGCCATCCCGGTACTTGGCACAAAACAATACCGGTCCCACGAAAACCAGGCCGGGCGCTGGCCATGTCGTAATGACACGGCGCTGCGCAATTACCGTGCAGCCTCGATCGCGCAAGCGACAAGTTGGAAAGTCTCTAGGATCAATAATTCCAGGCCGCTCGACCCATGGCATAGGGTCTAGGAATAGTGGCTAGAATAGCCTGCAAACAGCCCTAGCGGGGGAAAACAATTGGTCCCGCCCTAACTTACAACGACAAACCCCAGCCGGATCCGGCTGGGGTTTGTCGTTCTCGTGCATCTGGTCGTTGTCACCATGAAGCCGGTACGCATGCGCGGAGTATTGCTAGCGTGACTGCACCGGCGATGCAACAGACCGCAAACGGTAAGAGTCTCACTTGCGCCTCACGATACGCACCATGGGCAGGCTATGGCCACAAGCCCGGCAATTGCCAAGCCCAGGAAGGGCCGGGGCCGAGCAGCACAAAGCGCAAACCCGCTTCACAGATGCCGCCGGAGAATATCAAGCATGGCGCGGTCTCCGGCCTTGCGTGCCTTTTCCATCTGCCGGTAGGTGTCGGCACGGATCCCGGCCAGCGCATGCGGCAGGAAACAGCCGAGGGACGATCCCTCCGCGTCACGTTCCAGCGCATGTCCTCGCTGGTGTATGTCGTTGCACTTCGCATGCATCTGGTCGCGTGCTTCGCGGAGTAGTTGTAGGATATCGGGGTCCATGGGGTTTCCTTCTGCCGGGGTTAGGGTCCAGCGTCAGGGGCCGGAAGGGATCTTCCGGCCCCTGACGCTGGACCCTTGGCGTTGTGCGCCAAGGGTCCAGCCGGTATCAGTTCGCGTGCTTCGCGATCCAGTCCGACACGGCCTTGCCGTCACCCGTGGCGAGGATCGTGCCGAATTCGCGTAGGTTGCCCGTCGCCTTTTCGTTCACGGTCTGGAGGGCCTTGGCTACGCTCTGGATGCTGACGGCCTTCTCGCGGGTGCTGGTCTGCATCGCCGCCAGCATCGCCGCCGCCTCGCTGGCGGTCGGGGTCGGACGCTTGCCCTTCGTGTCGGGCAGCAGGCTGGCCCACTCTTCCTTACCGGGGCAACGTGCCGTGTAGTCGGGGGTCAGGTCATGCATCACGATCGCGGAGGCGGCGCGGTGCATGAGCTGGCCGTCGCCACGCTTCACCTTAGCGAGTGCCATCAATTCGGACTCCGACAAGAGCCGGTTGGCGCGAAGTGCATCCGTCGCCGCCTGCACCTTGGCCCACGCATCCAGCCGCGAAGCCATGTCATGCAGGCCGTTGGGAATGATCCCGGCCGCTTCCGCCGCCTGCTCCGTGGTCGCCTCGATCCCCTGACAGTCGATATCCTCCCGGCCGCACCCGACCGCGATGATAGCGGCGATGCAGCGGCGGCGACCGTCCAGCGCGATCCCAGCCGCCTTGCGGTCGGCGATATCGGCCAGCCGACGCTTGAAGAGTTCGATGGTTGTCCCGTTGATGATCGGTTTGACGGTCCCGCTTTCGGCGCGGCGGGTGTCCAGACCGGCAGTCACTTCCGCCGCCAGTTCGGCCATGGTGATCTTGTCATCGTTGCGGGTGTAGAGGATAGCGGCGGTCGGCAGGATGGAGAAACCATCGCGGAGCATGAGTCCCGCCAGTCCGGACATACCGGCGTTGGCAAGGCTGACGGCCTCCTGTCGCACCGTCCATGTGCTGGAGCGGCCGGGGTTCGGGAGGTTCGGGTTAAAAGTGAAGAGGCGCATGGGGTAGTCCTTTGGACTGGGGTTTGTGGAATTGGCCGGGAAGGTTGCGGGGTCGACACTTGGCCGAGTTGTCGCTTCCTTCCCTTCTGAGGGCAGGTTGTAGGGCCGGGGAGCATGGTGCAATGGCTTTCTTCGGACCATGCGGAATCAATAAATTGTCGCTTGCCTTTTCCTCCCGAGCATATCAGGGTCGCGGCCTGGTTTTTGTCTGTGATAACAGATGCAAGCATCGAGTCATCTGTATCAGTCACTAGTGTATCACTGTCCAAACTTGTCGCTTGACATCGAGTGTGTCACACCGGCCTGGTGGGAGGGTTAGTTTGCGCTTGACAACTGGACCCGGCGTGTATAATCCCCATACCTAGTATCCACACGCTATACGCGGTGTTTTTCCTAGGCGTCTCGCGTCAAAATAAATATAAAATCAGCTTAACGCGGTGTTTTAGGAGGAGGTCTGATTACAGGAGAGCCAAGATGCAAGATGCAAGATGCAAGATGCAAGATGCAAGATGCAGGATCCGATTACACAAGACAGGGTACCTGGGAGGGTTAAATGCCTTGCAAGGATTATACCACCTGGGAGGGTTATCTTATATGCTAATCCTAAAATAATTTTACGGGGAGCACTTTCTGACAAGAAACGTTTTCTGGTTATAATTTTACGGGCCTTGCCGTCTAGTAGAGTGTAGCAAGGCTGCGAGCTTGATTAACAATCCTTGACAGAAAGTGCTCCCCATGGCTCTTGACACTTCGATTAAGCGTTGCGAAGCAGACAGTCCTAATCGCTGCCAAGCCCTTGGCGCGCAGGGCAGCCAGTGTCTCAATGAGGCAATGAGATTATCGGATGGTACTTTTGCTAAGAACTGCTCATTCCACGGTGGCGTGGATGAAGAGAACAAAAAGTCAACCCATAGGCAGAATATGTACCGTCTAGCTAAGTTCGGTGAGCGGGTCAAGGATTTCGCCAGCCATAATCAGGTGAAAGGTCTCCGAGACGAGATTGGCATCCTGCGTATGGTCCTAGAGGAACGCCTGAATAGGTGTCAGGATAATGACGAGCTGATCCTGTCCTCGAACGTGATCGGCGACTTGGTACTCAAGATCGAGCGCCTCGTTACTTCTTGCCATAAGCTGGAAGCGTCGATGGGTCAGCTACTCGATCGTCAGCAGATTATCCAGTTCGCCGAGGCTGTAGTTAAGGTAGTGGCAGATCATATTCAGGATCCTGCTGCTTTGGCGCTTATTGCTGGTGCTATCGAACGCATCACTGAGGAGCAGTTAAGCGGCGCGGAGAAGAAGCATGAAGAGGCTAAGTCAACGCCTATGCGTACGGCTCTTGAGTAGCCACCATGTCGATCCTAGGCAACCTGCTACGTGATCGCGTAGCGGCTGGCCTAAGCAGAAAAAGTATCCAGTCCTGCTCTGCTTGGGCATTAAAATATCGGGTGATGGGTAAGCCTTATCCGGGTCCATGGTCTTTTGAGAATCATCCCTGGTTAAAGGACATGCACGACTGCCGCGATGAGCTAATTGTCGGGCAGAAGTCAGCACAGATGGGCTACACAGAGGTAGCACTTAATCGTAGCTTCTACACGATTGACGTACTCGGCGAGTCAGTCCTGTATATCTTACCAGCGTCAACCCCTGACGCAACAGACTTTTCCACGAGCCGCTTCGACCCGGCGCTAGAACTATCAGAACATCTAGCTAATCTCTTTAGTGACGTTAAGAACATAGGCCATAAGCGCGCTGGGTCAGCTAATTTATTTATCCGCGGTTCACGGTCCAGGAGCCAATTAAAGAGCTTACCAGTCAGCACAATCATCGAGGACGAAGTCGATGAAATGGTGCAGGAAAATATCGCACTTGCTGCTGAACGTACATCTGGTCAGTTAACTAAATCAATATATAAAATCTCCACCCCGACAATAGATAACTACGGTATCAATGCAGATTTCCGCAATTCGTCCCAGGATCACTACTGGTTCCAGTGTCCGCACTGTAACCGGCTAGTCGAGCTAACGTTTCCAGCCTGTTTGGTAATCACAGCTGAGGATTGGACAGACGATAGTATTTATAAGAGTCACGTCATATGCCCAGCGTGTAAGCATGAGCTAGAGCACGCGGCGAAAAGAAGCATCCTTAAGTCTGGCAGGTGGGTGCCAACCTACTTGAACAAGACTGCAAGAGGCTTTCACATTAATCAATTATACTCTCCGACAGTTCGACCGTTTGACATTGCCATAGCCTGGCTAAAAGCTCAAACGAATCCCTCTGACGAGCAAGAGTTCTATAACTCAAAGCTGGGTTTGACCCATGCTGTTGAGGGCGCGAAGATTACTGATGCTCAGATAGCTAAGCTAATCGCTGGTTACAAGAAGCAAGTCAAAGGTCGTCCAGGCACAATAGTTACGATGGGCGTAGACGTAGGTAAATGGCTGCATGTGGAGATTACCGAGTACATAATCACTGGCAACGGTCCAGACGTCAATACACTCTCCCATGCTAGAGTCATCCATCAGGTCAAGGTACTCAATTTTGAGGACCTAGACAGTCTGATGGTCGAGTACGGTGTGAACTTCTGCTGCATAGACGCGAACCCAGAACGGCGCAAGGCCATGGAGTTCGCGCAAAGGCAATGGGGTAGAGTAAAATTAGTGTTCTACGGTGTCGGCATAAATAGTAAAGTAATCTCTGTACACTCCGATGAAGAGCATACGATTACTGTTGACAGAACAAGCTGGCTGGATCTATCGCTGGGACGGTTCAGGAATGAAAAGATAGCTCTACCGGCTGATACAGATATCGAATATAAGCAGCAACTCAAGGCTCTGGTGCGCATCTACGCCAAGGACCAACAGGGTAATCCTGTTGGTAAATACGTTTGTGGTAACGAAGATGATCACTATGCGCATGCTCGCAACTACAATGAGATAGCTTTCGCGATGGCAGCTGGAAATGTCGGTCACTCAGATATACGATCACCAGTATAGAGGCTTAAATGACCATACCTTCACATCCCGATTATGTCACAGATAGCATCAATTGGGAGAAGTACCGTCTTTCGTACGAGGGCGGTCGTGATTTCGTCGAAAAGTACCTCAAGCAGTACACAAGCAGAGAGGACAGTGCTGATTTCACTCTCCGCAAATCGATAACCTACTGCCCGGCGCATGCAAAAGCTGCGATTATGGAGATTAAAAACTCCATTTTTGAGCGAATGAGCGACGTTTTACGCATTGGTGGGCCGCAATCGTACCAAGAAGCAATTAACGGCGTCGAAGGTGGTGTCGATTTCACTGGTCGGAACATGACCAGCTTCGTTGGCGCTGAGGTATTGCCTGAACTCCTCGTCATGCGCCGTGTTGGCGTATTCGTGGACAAGGCACCAGTGAAAGAAGTGCGTACCAAAGCCGAAGATAAGGGCATCCGGCCATATCTCTATGTGTATAAGGCCGAAGATATCCTGTCTTGGGCTTATAACAGCAAGAATGAACTAGTCTCCGTGCTGCTCCGCAGTAACGAGACGGTGATCGACCCGATTACTGGTCTCGCTACAGGTGTCGAAGAGAAACTGCGGCTGCTGAGGCTCGTTGACGGCGTGGTCACCGTGACGATGATGGACAAGGACGGTAAGTTGGGCGAGGCAACGGTCTTAAAGCTCAAGCAGATACCGTTTGTGATGTTTGAAATGACCGAGAGCCTGATGTGCGATATCGCTGATTACCAGATTGCACTGCTGAACCTGGAATCATCCGACCTAGCTTACTTGCTGAAGTCGAACTTCCCATTCTATACAGAACAGACGAACCAGCTCTCTGACATGGCTAATCTTGCCCGTCAGGGCCAGGTGACGCTTGATGCCGATGGTAAGCCGATTGTAGCAGTGGCTGACGGCGCACAATCCGTCAGCATCGGTGCTACAACTGGTCGTCGTTACCCGAAGGGTACTGAGCGGCCCGGCTTCATTCATCCGTCTCCTGAGCCGATGGAAGTGTCCATGGCTAAGCAGACAGATATGAAGTCCGCTATCAGGCAGCTAGTGCAATTAGCACTCAGCAACTTGGCGCCCCAGCGCGCCAGTGGTGAGTCTAAGCAGATGGACCAGCAGGGTCTAGAGGCTGGTCTAGCTTATATCGGCCTCGTCCTTGAGACGGGTGAGAACAAGATCGCCAAGATTTGGGCTGAGTATGAAGGTGAGGATCCTGCACTAGTCGCTTATCCCGACCAGTACAGCTTACTCTCGGATGCAGACAGGCTGACGCTGGCTAAGGAACTAGCTACGCATCTGCCGAAGGTGCCTAGCTTGACGGCTCAGAAGGCTATCGCTAAGAAGATAGCCTTCTTAATCATTGGCCGTGGTATCACGCTGAAGCAGGAACAAGACATAATCAAAGAGATTGATGATGCCGAAATCATCGCTATCGACCCGGAAGTGCTGCGGCTTGATATTGAGGCTGGCTTAGTTGGCCTCGAACTAGCTTCTAGTGCTCGCCTGTACCCGAAGGGTCAGGTTGCTATAGCTAAGAAGGAGCATATCGCTCGTCTTGCTGCGATTGCTATAGCGCAGGCTCCTGGCGGCGGTGCTGGTAGTGATGCTGCACGTGGCATCCCGACGGGTGCACAAGATAAGAGTGGCAAAGAGGAAAAGGACGATAGTCAAGATTCAGATAAGCAAGAGCTTGGTAAGGGTAAGGCAGTCAGAGGCAAAGAGTAGATTGACGCACAAACCTAAGGATTAATCCATGGCCACCATCACAGTCGATACATTCCTTGATGGTGGCGTGGCCCGTACGGCTGGTGAGGCCATGGCTATTGGTGCAGGTGCGAAGTTCACAATCAGAACAGACACACGTGTGCATGCGAACGCGCCTGCGAGCTTCCTCGGTTCATTAGGCAGCCCAACCTTCACTGACATTGGTGGAGAGTTACTAATCGACGCAACGGCTGTCCGCTGGCTAGCCTACGACACTGGATCTGGTAACGTTCCTGCTATAGGCACGACGATTACTCAGGGCGGTGTGACCGGCTACCTGCTTGGCGTCTGGTCTGCACTTAACGCTGCTCCGACTGCTGTTGGTGCAGCTATGCCAGCCAGTGGCTTTCTTAAGTTCCGTGAAGTAAGCGGCACCTATACTGCTGGAGCATTGATAGGCATAGGTGCCTCTGCTCTTGGTGCAGATGTGACCGGCTGGATTGAGTGTGCCTGGGACGCAGGCGCCAACTTTGTCGTTGGTCGTGTCGGTAAATTCACTTCCCGTGGTGGCTGGTTCTATCTAGCTGATACAAACGGCTCTATAGGTCAACAGATTCAGGTACCTAGCACAAGTGTGGCAACTAACAACAATTGCCCTGGTGCATGGGTTGAGATATCGCCCGGATCATCCGAGTATGAGTTCTGGCCCGGATTAAAGAATGCTGCTAACGGCTGGACACGTACTGCTCTTGGCTTCGCCGAGGGCTTTACTGATCGCCGTGGTCGCTTCGTTTGGTCTGCTGCCAATGGACTCTTCCAATTCGGTGAGACAGCAACTCTAGCCGCGACATATGCTAGCGTGGCTGCACAAGCCAGCACATATGCTGGTATCGCCATCATAGGCACTTACACTTGGGATGCCGATGTAGTCACAGTGAATACAGCGGCCACGGCACATCTTCTGGAAGATGGCCAGGTAATCGGCCTTGACTTCACATCAGGTTCTGGTGTGGATGCAGCTACATTCGTCGTTACAGTCATTGATGCTTATAACTTCAGCTGCGCATATGCCGGCTCTGGCACTGGCGGCAACGTTACTGTACGCCCTGGTGTGACAGTAACGTTCACTAGTCACGGTCTTAATCAGGGTGAGTCAACCTATTGTGACTTCACTACTGGTACTGGTGTCGACGGCACTTACGAGGTCTATGCTATAACAGGTGCCAATACATATTTGATTAGTATGCCGCATACTGCGCCCATTACTTCCGGCGCTGTTTCTTGCTTGCATACATTGCAGATTACCTATACAGCACATGGCCACGCAATCGGCAATGAAGTCTACTGTGACTTCACAACTGGTGGTGCGACTAATGGCCGGTATGTGATGAAGGCTGTTGCTGCCAATACGATTAACATCAACTATGCTCATAGCGTGGCTATTGGCGTTAGTAACGTTACGCTGCGTTGGACTATTGGACACGTGCCGCCCAGCGGCTGCAAGGTGCGCATACCGAACGTAATGTTCGCTGAGTGTGCAACTGGTGCTCGCGCATTGAATACTGTTCCAAATAGCACAACGACATCACGGCCTGAGTTCACGACCACAACTGCTGGCGCTATTGACCTGGAATATCTATACTGTTGGTCAGTGCGCGCTGCATTTGATCAGGCTTACTCAGTTCGTCTAATAAATTGTGCATTCGTTGATATCTTGCAAGTAACAGAATGTGCTACTGCACTTGACATAGATGGTATTGGTGTAAGCCAATATAGTAACCAGGATGCACGTGCAGTCCAGTTGACAAGCTGTTTCGCTGGCGGTACTGTACGTAATGTAGTGTCGCAGCGTGCTACACTTGGCACGACAGACCATGCAATGGAGATTGCCAATTGTGCCGGACAAACGTTTGAAGATATTGATGCCGGTATAATCCTGTATGCACGTAGCTCTGGTATACCGCTAAATATTGTTACATGCCAGAACCTAGTCATTAGACGTCCGCGCGTATTCAATGGTAACGTACCAATACAGTCCAGTGTGAATATTGTAATTGAAGACTTGGATTACAATGATCGTTTCATCGGACATACAACTGCTTCGACACCTTATACGGCATTCACTATTGGTGCTGGATGCGATAAGATAACGCTCGATGGCCTGACGCTGGGTATGGGTGGCACAATTGATGACTGCCATCCATATAATGGATTAGTCTACACACTTGGTGCAACGAATATCAAGTTCCGTAATCTGGGTACGGCTGCTGCATACCTAAAGACTGGAGTGTGGGCTCCTAATTATGCTGCATGTGCCCGGGCCTTCTCAACTGGTGGCAACAATAATACAATTAAGGTACAGCGCGTATTCTGTGGAAAGATGCGCTCTGGCTTAATAAGCACGATTAACAGCGATAAGAACATAACTTTCGAGCAGATTCTTGCTAACAGTCCGTGGCTGCATTCTGCTAAGGCTGGCTTCGGATCAACATTAGCCAGCTTGAATACGCAACAACGTGGATGCTATGCTGGCGTTTGGTCTGCTACAGGTCAGACATCAGTCTATGGCACGCATTGGCATGATTTGTTCCTTGGTAAAGCATATGGTGGTCTATTGCTGACTATGAATGAGCCAACTGCTGAAACAGTCAGCTTATTCACCGTTAATGCGGGTATCTGTAAGTTCAACTCGGCCGGCGGCATCGAAATGCGTGCCATCGGTGCAAAAGCCACTTGGGAAATGCCGTATTTCTCGAAGGGTCACACTGGTTTCGCCAATATCACACCTGTGATGATAGGTGGCGGTGCGATCGGTAACTTCCGCTTTAAGTATCAGATTAACACAGGTTCTGGTTGGTCAGCACTTAGTGGACAGTTAACTGCTGCACAGCTGCAAACTGCACTAGTGTCTGAGACAATCAGTCCTTCTGTTGGCTTCAAATTGCGTATTGAAATAGAAACAGTAACTACTAATACTGCTGCCATAACTTTCTTGCGCATTCACACGACTACAACTATCGCTGCACAAAATGCCATTGATTATGTTCTGGATACGAATACGCTAGCCATCACTGGCCTGCAAGTCGGTTCAGATGTTGTAATCTATGAAGCTGGCACGACAACTATACTTGATAATGTTGATTCCAATGGTAGTTCCTCCTGGAATTATATCTTCAGTGGCGCTGATACAATTGATATCGGTATTTTCAAAGCCGGTTATATACCAGCATATATTCGTAATTATGCTTTGAGTGTGGCTGATGCTTCTGTCCCTGTGAGTCAAGTCCTAGATAGAAACTATCAGCCCTAAGGAATGCAATGGCCAAAATAACCAATAAAAGCCAACTCAACGTCGGTACAGAACTGACGATTGACGAAGTGGCTCGCACATTCACACTAAATGTGGCCGGTAATCTAGTCGCCAAAGATGGCGTCAGTATACAGGCACTATATTCCAAGTTTGTCGATCTCTGGACTAACATGAGTTATCAAGACAGCCCGTTCCCGATGTATGCCATCGACGTGCTGTCTGGCCAGTTCCAATTCGGTACAGACGGAAGCACATTCAGCGGCTGGAAACCAGCTAATGACACTGTTCGCAATATGCTTCGTGATGGTGGCTGGTCAGAATATTCAGCTGCTGGTGTGCTTAATCGACAATATGCTGGTTTTAATGGTCTAGGCGGCATCAACACTGGTGCGCAGCCTTATTATCATCTTGATGCAGCTGATGCTCCTACGAATTTTCCATTTGATGACCAGTTCAATGTCGGTGTGCAAGTCTTTGGTGATGCTGCCAATGGTAACTTCGACAAGCGCACCTTTGCCAAAACATTCGTGCGTGAGTATGGCAAGAAGTATAAGGACTCGGTCCTAGCCGATACTGGTAAGACTGCTACTGGTGCCTTCAAGGTCGATTTCTTGATTAGTAATGAAGATGACCTTAAGATCCAGGCTAATGACGCTGCCATGACTGGCGCGCCCTATAGCGGGATTACTGTTGAGTTCTTCGCTGTTGACCAGATGAAGACAATTGGTGGCGGTAGCTACCCTTTCCGGATTATCATCGAGGGTAACAACGCTACACTTGAGCAGATTTACACAAAGGTCCAGTACCTGCTTCGTCAGGCCACTGATATTGACGCTGGCGCTGGTACAGTCACTGGTAAGACTGCTGCCGCTATGTTGGAGTTCGTTGGCGATACGCTTAACACTAAGACTGGCGTCTTCATCAACAATATTCAAGCAAACGACATTAATCGCATAGTTCTGAAAGATCAGAACGGTGTCGATCGCACATATCCGTATGTGGCTGCTGGTACTCTGAGCTTTAATGCTTCGCTAATCGGTGCAGGTTCTAGCTATCGCCTGATGTTCACAGCGCCTCCTGGTGCTGGCAATGATTACGGCGAAGCTGGTGCTATCACTGTGAATGATGGTAGCGGTACGCCGATCACTGGTACGATTAGTGCAGCCTCGATAGGCTTCACCTTCGACTACGACGGTAACGTTCAAGGTGGCTTCACTGCTGGCACTGATCGTCCTGTCACCTTGATCGGTATCCGCCCCGGTTACGGTAAGTTCGCTGTCGCAACCGGCACACTGTCCCGCTCAAAGGGCATAAGCCTCTCGCTTGTTGCTGAGCAGGACCGCGCGTATGCGGCCTAATCATGATAACATTCGACGGGCCGAACAAGATCATCGAGCTTGACGGTACGTTGCGAGTGTCAATTAGAGGCATCTACAGCCGCTGGGTTGATTGGATGGCTCAAAGTGACAATCTCAAATACCTTCCAGCTTTCTCAGTAATCGCTGACCCGCCTAAGATCCCCGTATATGCCACGCTAGAAAATGGCTGGCGTATACGTCCCTTAGGCCAAGCAACACCATACGTCTTAACACTGTTTGATGGCTTCTTAGCCACAGCAGAAGAGACGGATCCGCTACTTTTCGTGTCTAGTGGAGCTAATCCGCGTGTGGTACTTGAGTCACCAGTCATAGCCGTTGGCTTTGAAATGGGCGGCACATCACTAACGCCAGAAGATATCTGGACGCATGAACCCAGGACGCTGACTGGTGGAGGCGGCGCTGGACCTAGCGGTGTGATCCACGTAATTGGAGACACTATTATCGTCAGCGACGAAACTGCTGCAACGATTAGTGAACTCAGTGATAGCGAAATGACAGTACAGAGTCCTGATTACAGTGTTGCCTCTGATCCAGATGCTAACATTCAGTTACCTGATGATTCCTCAACTGCCACAGTGGAGCCGGACTCCACGATAGGAACGTAATGCCTACCATCTACTCCGGTGACACTTGGCCGTTCACCGCAACACTCAAAGTTGGCGTCGTAATCTTTCCTGTAGCCGGTGCCACACCTGGCCCGGCAGATACAGTTACTGCTAAGTTCATTGATAGCAAGACGTCTGTGCCGATTACGAATGATATCACATGCTTGGAAGCCACTCCTGGCGCAGATTGGCTCAACGGCAAGGTTGCTATCGCGCCTTCTGACGTCGAAAGCATTAAGCTAGAGCCTTTCGTCGGTAAGCCTGTTCTGCTAGTTATCCAAGTGCAGCGTACTGGTTATGGCAAGAAAGAGTGGCAGACTTCCTACACAATTAAGAAGGGCTGGATAGCCTAATGGCATATATCGACGCGTCAGGTGGCGATGCCTATATGGCTACACGCGTCGGTAGCGATGCGTGGGATGAGGCCGAGACAGCCGACAAGGATAAGGCACTTGGCCATGCTACTCGGATTATTGATAACCTGAACTATCTTGGTATGAAGGCTGTGGCCGATCAGGAGAATGCTTTCCCTCGCCATGGTCAGACTGATGTGCCTAGCGATGTGTTAAATGCTTGCTGTGAGATTGCTCTAGCGTTACTTGATGGTGTTAATCCGGAACTAGAACTTGAAAACCTGAGTCAAGTTGCCTCAGGGTATGCCAACGTCAAAACTACCTTCAATCGTGACTCGCTACCGGAACACATCCTGGCAGGTGTTCCATCTTCGACAGCTTGGCGCTATCTTAAGCCCTGGTTGCAAGATAATCGTAGCGTGAACATGATAAGGGTGTCCTAAGGACAAACAGATGCGTCTCAATATCATTTCTACTCTACTGCTACTCGCCTATGAAGGTGAGGAAACGCCCGAAGCGAAGGCTGCTGCCGAAGCTGCCCGAAAGGCCGCCGAAGATGAAAAGAATGGTAAGAAGTTCTCTCAGGAAGATGTGAACAAGATCGTTGCTGAAGAGAAGCGCAAGACACAGGCTGCACAGGCCAAGCTCGTCACTGAGCTTGAAGCCATGCGGAATAAGGCTAATCTCACCGCCAGCGAGCGCGAAGAGATTGAGCAGCGTCTTGAGAGCGTCAAGTCTGAGTTCATGACGAAGGAGGAACTTCTCAAGCAAGAGAAGGCCAAGAGCGAGAAGAAGCTCAAGGAAGAACTGGATACTAAGTCGAAGGAAGCCGAGAACTGGCGCGGCCGGTTCACTCAGTCCACTATCACGCGTTCGATTACTGATGCGGCCGTCGCTTCGGATGCTTTCAGCCCGAAGCAGATTGTTGCTCAGTTAGCACCAAATACTCGCCTTGTCGATGTGCTTGGCGAGGACAACAAACCTACTGGTGAGTTCGTGGCAAAGGTGAAAATCACCGTGAAGGACAAGGACAGTAAAGACGTTACTCTCGACCTTCCGGTCGACGAGGCAGTGAAGAAGATGAGTGAGCAGGACGAGTTCGCTAATCTGTTCAAGGGTAAGGGCACCGGCGGTACTGGCGGTCAGAACCGTGGCGGTGGCAAGACCCCTGATTTAGTTACAGCGGCTCAGGGCGACCCTGCAACATATCGTCGTCTTCGCAAAGAAGGTAAGATCAGTCTCTAATCACCTGTGCCACGAAGCATAGCTTCTGTCACACTCCCAAGGAAATCTACAAGTGCGTACTCTCAATCTGATCCCCACAATCATCCTGCTGGCCTACGCGAACGACAATGATGCGTTCGTTCCCGAGGTCTGGGCGCAGGAATCCCTGATGATCCTAGAGAATAACATGGTTGCGACCAATCTGGTCCACCGTGACTTCTCGAATCAGATCGCTTCGTTTGGTGATGTGGTCAACACCCGCAAGCCCGGCACCTTCACTGCTACACGCAAGGGTAACAATGATGATGTGACCGATCAGGATGCAAGCGCGACCAACGTGCCGGTGCCTCTCGATCAGCACCTGCACACCAGTTTCGTCATCAAGGATGGCGAGGAATCGAAGAGCATGAAGTCGCTGGTTGAGGAGTACCTCAAGCCGGCTGCTATCTCGCTCGCCGAGGCTGCCGACCAGATCGTTCTCGGTCAGGTCTACAAGTTCCTGGGCAACGCGGTCGGTAAGCTCGGCACAACGATCACCAAGGATGTGGTCATCGCTGCGCGTGAGAAGATGAACGCGAACAAGGTTCCGCTCCAGGGCCGCAACTTCCTGATCAGCCCGAACATGGAAGGTGCCCTGCTTGGCATCGCTGATTTCGTCAACGCTGAGAAGGTTGGCGATGATGGCACTGCTCTCCGCGAAGGTTCGGTCGGCCGCAAGTTCGGCTTCGATACCTACATGGCTCAGCAGGTTCCGTCGATCGTTGGTGCTGCTCAGTCTGCTAGCGTCACTACGACCTCGGGCTACGCCGCCGGTGTTAGCACTGTTGCTTGCACCACGACCACAACTGCTCTGACAGTTGGTACGTGGGTCACAATCGACGGTCAGCCGTACCAGATCGCTGCCGGCACAACCGCGACCTCGTTGGTCCTGGCTAGCCCGCTGCGTCAGGCTATCCTGACTGCCTCTGTGGTTGTTCCGTACGCTGCCTCCCTGATCAATCAGGTCGGTGGCTACGTTGCTGGTTGGTACAAGGCGATGAACTACGACACAGTGACACCGATCAAGGTCGGTCAGCTGATTTCGTCCGGTGCCGGTATCTACTCGGCCATCGGCGGCACGGATGCGACCAAGCTCGTGCTTGATCGCCCCCTGGCTGCGACTGCCGCCGATGATGCCGTCCTGGGTCGCGGCCCGAACGGTGAGTATGGCTTCGCGTTCCACCGGAATGCGCTGGCCTTCGTCACCCGCCCGCTTGCCCAGCCCCGCGCTGGCATGGGCGCTCTGTCGTCCGTCGCGTCGTACAATGGTCTCGGCCTGCGCGTGACCATGACCTACGACGGCAAGGCTCAGGGCACACGTGTGACCCTCGACATGCTGGCTGGTGTCAAGGAACTGGATCTGGCTCTCGGCTGCCCGGTCCTTGGCTAATTAGGTAAAACTAGTGCCTGTGCAGGAGTAATCCTGCACAGGCATTGGTCCTAAGCCATGAATATCATCACCGACATAACATCGGGATTAGTTGTTATAGCAGGTGCAGTAGTAGCAGAGGCCGCAACTGATCCAGTCACGCATTATGCCGGGCTGTTTGAGAAATTCGGCGTCATGGCCTGCTTACTGCTGTACTTTCTTGTTCGCGATTACTATCGTAACAAAGCTGATATGGCCGAGAAGATGGCCAACGCAGCCAAGCACGATGCCTTGGAAGATTTTATACGTATAGAGTTAATGAAGCAACTCACTGATAGCACTGGTGCTATACGCTCAAGTGAGAAAACTCATAAGCGTCTCTTAGAAGCATTAGAACATAAGACGCCGTGTCTTGCTGATGCTGCTAAGAAAGCTTCTCAGGCTGCCAAGAAAGAGACTGATTCGCAATGAAAAATAATCTTCGCCAGATTGAATTAATCCTGTACCGGCTCAAGCGTGAGTACGGCCTGCCAATCGTTGTACGTAAGCAAACGCAAAACGACAACGATATTCAAACTGGCAAGATTACCTCTGCTTATGATGTGTACAAGATTAAGCGAGCGATCTGCTTACCTGCCGATTTAATGCGAACATTCATCTACGATTTAACTTATGTTGCTGCTAATAAAAACTTCGCCTATGGTGGACATTTCGATAAATTAACTAAGGTATTTATTATTGATAAGAAAGATATTAAGGTCGATGGTGTCAAGGTAGTGATCGGGTTGGATTGTCACATCGTCTATAAGGAACGTCGGTACGATATAGTCGCCGCCGACGAGACTGAGGACGAGACAAGCTACTTGATTAAGGCCAAGAACGTCGATCAGACACCTATTATATTAGACCCGTGAGGACAAATGCCAGCTAACCACAATTGGCCACGTTGGATATTTGCCTCAGTTAGCAAGCACTTCAGCGACCGCCGCGGAACGCTTGCTTTCTATATAGAGGGTCAAGAGCGTAATGTGCCTGCTCCTAAGGATCTTTTAGAGTTAAGGCTTGACGGCCCGTACTTGACGGAGGTCAATAAAGATTACTGGAGGCTTTACATCGAGGTTAGCGTTCTAGTACAGGCTATAAAAGACGACAGTGATTATCATAGGATACACAGTCACACAGGTCTTGTAGCCCAGGCATTTACGACGATACCAGTCTACAAGTTCGGCGATGGCGAGGATGATGACCAGACCCAACTTGGTTGCCTCGAACTGGTGCAAAATCTTGGTAAGCGAGAACGCATCCAAATTAATAACTTTGGTCAAATTGAACAATCGACTCCGTTGCTCCAATCAAGCGTAGAGGGACATTTTGAAATGTACCTCTCAACCCAATAAGGATAATCATGGCTCAGATCGACATGAAGAATGCGCTGCTGAAGATTCGCGACGGTGGCAACAATACAGTTGTTTCCACTGGTACGATCACAGCTATCGCAGCTATTGGTGCTACTGTCCTGGCTGGTACATACTCCGCAACACCCGTCGTCGGTGGCTATGCTACGATTAGCGGCCGACGCTATAAGCTGACTGCCGGTTCAACAACTTCGATCACGCTGGAAGCTCCTGGCCTGCTTGAGGCCACTACTGCTGGTGAGGCTGTCTCCTGCACAGGTCTTGAGAACTCGATCACCGTCAAGGTTGGCGATGGTACACTCACTTATTCCGAGAAGCGGAATATGGAGTACACCCTGGATCGCGGTATTCTTGACGAGGTTCGTGAAGGCGATGAAGTCCCGATGGACGTCAAGTTCGACTTCGTTTGGGAATACATCAAGGGTTCGGCTGTGGCTCTCTCGCCGCCTAGCGTCGAGGATGCTCTCAAGAAGATCGGTCTGGCTAGCACATGGGTTAGCTCTGATACCGATGCTTGCAAGCCGTACGCTGTTGACCTGCTGGTACTCTACGTGCCGCAGTGCACTGGTGACCAGGAAGAAATTGTGCTCGAAGACTTCCGTTGGGAGTCTCTGGATCACGATCTGAAGGCTGGTACGATTAGCTGCACAGGTAAGTGCAACAAGAAGACCGCGACCGTGCTGCGCGGATAATCCGAGTAATATGGCCCGGCAGGACGTTCCTGCCGGGCTTTTACCCTCTACTAGCAACTATAGGAGCTAGGTCATGAAGATCAAAGGTCGTAAGTTAGACAAGCCTCAGGTTGAGGTTTGTGTCATTCCTCGTCACGATGGCGATATCGTGTTCAAGGCACAGCCAGTGGTTGATTTCACTGATTTCGTTGCACTATGCCCGATGCCTCAAGCTCCAGTTATTCTGAAGCGTGGCGGCACCGAGTCAAGGGATGTTGAGGATAAGGATTACAAGGCTGCCCTGGACAAGTGGGCCGAGCAGCGTACCGACTGGATGATTATCAAGTCACTGCAAGCCACTGAGGAACTGGAGTGGGAGACGGTCAATGTCTCTGATCCTTCCACTTGGTCTAATTTCCGTCTTGAGTTCGAGAAGAGTGGTCTGACTGGTATCGAAGTCAATGCTGTCATTAGCATCGTCATTGACGCTTGCGGTCTTAATCAGAAGAAGATTGAGGAGGCAACCAAGCGTTTTTTAGCTGGTCAGGTGCCGGCGTAAAGAAGGCAATTATACCGAAATATAGAACTGAACACTATGCTATTTGGCGCGCTTGTGAACGTTTCAGCATATTGCCACCAGACGTAAAGACTGAGTGGGATGAGTGTGACGTTATAACGCAAGCTGAGCTTCTGGCATACGATCAGTTACGGTCAACAGAAGAGTGATAGAGATATTCAATCAACCCTGGACTTAAGACATGCAAGCTTCACTCATCCGAGTAAAGGGTCTTAAGCCCAGGGTTGATGTATTTAGTAAAAAGCTCCACGAAAATATGACTCGACTGTGGAAGGACGCCACCAAGGAGTTCATTGTCGAGGCAATAAAACTTGTGCATATTGATACAGGAATGTCGCGTAGTTCACTGCTACCACTAGGGCGACTCGTTCGCATGGTTACTGCGATTAAAGCATACGGATCACGTACACCCGGTAAGGGCGGACCTGTCCGCAAGAGTCGTACAGGCTATACTGACCTAGCAGGTAATTACGATCCTACTATTAATCGTACTGCTGCATTAGGTGAGAAACTTGGTGAGCGAGCCTTTCGACTTAACTTTGGCTCTCCTGCTAGACCGGTATTCCATTTTGAATTCAACATTAAAGTATACCAATATGCACTGCATGAAGAGGATTGGGAGTCTATTGAGCGTGGTCAAGAAGCCTTCCTGGCCTATCTAAAAAACAACGCTATCAACTATGTGCCAAAACTGGCCGAGTGGATACTCCCGGAGACGACCTAAATGCCCGATAACATCTATACGTTAATATTAGACGCAGCACCGTATCTTAAAGGCGCACACGTCGCAGCCGGTGGCAATAAGCTACTTGATGATGCATTCAAGACAAGTACACAAGGTGCGCTCGTCTTTAATAGCAAAATGGAAGTTATACAAAAGACTCTTAAAAGTGTGACGTCCTCTGGCGAGATAATGACTAAGACTGTCAAGCGAATTGGCGATGATTGGTATATTGCATCTACTAAAATGACACAGGGATTAGGTGCCGCTAAGAAAGCTGCTGAGGCACTGGCCGCTGCCGAGGCTGCTGCTCAAGGCAGATCAGCTACACGCGGCATAGCTTCTGGCCAGGCTGCTGTTGGTATCGTTGGCAAAACACCGCTACCTACTGGTGGTTCGAGCAACGAGCTACTAGCGTATAATCGTGCATTGGCTGGCCTACAGAAGTTCACGCAGGAAAATGTTACTTCTGCTGCACGTGTACAGAAGGTCTGGACGGATGTTAACAACAATGTCTTTTCGGCTAATCCAAAGTATCAAGCTCTGCAGAATCAACTTGTCAAGGTTAAGAATGCCATTGCAGATATTGGTGCTGAGTCACGTAGAGCTAAAGAATCGTCTGATAATTACTTCTTGTCATGGCGCAATATCATGCGCTTCTTTGAGGCTCGTCTACTCTATAACGGTGTTAGTGATCTTGTTGGTGCTGTAAAGGCTGGTACGTCAAGGGCAATCGAATTCGAGCAGGTGCTCGGGCGCATCACTACACTAGCACCTACGCTAGCCGGTGGCTACAAAGAGTGGGGCGAATCCGTTAAGCGTGTAGCTACGACATTTGGCGTCGATGCTACAGATGCTGCTAAATCCTATTACTCTGCACTGTCTAATCAGATCGGTAACAGTATTCAAGAGATTGAATCGTTCACCAGGACAACTGCTGAGTTTGCCCGTGTCACTGGCTCTACCGCGGAGCAAGCCAACAATTTATTCTCGTCAGCGATTAACGCCTTTGGTAAGTCTGCCGGTGAAGCTAACGATATTGCTGCCAAGTTCTTCAAGACAATCGACTTGGGCCGCGTCACTGCTGCCGGATTAAGTGGCTCATTCGGTCGTACAGCCGTTGCTGCAAGCACGTTAGGCGTTAAGTACGAAGAACTACTTGCCTCGCTGTCAACACTCAGTCGTCAAGGTGTGACCGACGCAGACGCGCAGACTCAGACTCTTAACTTATTCAATAAGTTAATCAAGCCTACTGAGAAGTTAAAGGAAATGTTGCAGGAGTGGGGCTATGAAAGTGGTCAGGCTCTAGTAGCAAATGAAGGCTTAGTCGGCGTGTTGCGCCGCTTAGATAAGGAATTACAAGCTAACGGTGTAGCTCGACTCGGCGAGTTAATCAACGATATTCGTGGTCTACGTGGTACATTTGGTCTAACTGGTAAGGGCTTGCAAGAGTTCAACCACGACTTGGAGTTAATTCGTAATTCTACAGATGATTATCGTAAGGCTGTCGAGTTAACTGCAGATACAACTGGTCAGAAGTGGGCTAAGCAACTTAATGAAGTTAAGATTGCATTCACAAGCCTAGGACAGAACGCGTTAGGCGTACTTGTACCTATATCTGATTTCATTGGCGGGCTGGTTAACGGGATAAAAATATTAATTTCCTCTGTTATAATCTTAGCAACACACATGTATGGTCTGCGTATTGCCATACCTGTTATTAATTTCATACGTGATGCTTGGGCTGGTGTGACTTTAGCAGCTAAGCATGCAACATATGCAATAGAACTAGCCAAAGCTGCTGCTACATTTGGTATTTCATTAGCCATTGGTGCTATTATCTCGTATTTTGCTTTAGCAGAAAATGCCGCTAAGCGTGGCAAACGGGTGTACGCCGAGGCACAAGAGGCTACTCGCGAAGCTACAAAGAATGCTCTTGAGTATATAACAAAGGGCTATGATAGATTAGCAAGAAGCATTGAGGACTCATTTAAGCCTGGTCTTGATTCCATTGCTTTAACACGCCGCGCATATGTACGAACACTAGCAGAGATTGATGATGGTTTCAAGGATCTTAAGAAGACACTTAAGAGCTTTGAAGATGAAACATTCCGTCAACTAGATGACCGCATCAGTGATATAACGAGTAGCCTATCATCGCTACGTAGCGAAACAAAGACACTTGAAGCAGAGCTAAGCAAAGCATTCAATGCTGACGAGCTTGCCAACTTCCGCGACACACTTGACGATCTTACAGCCGGCAAGAAAGCCCGTGCTGTCGAAGCTAAGATTAAAGCTGCTTTACAGGAAGCGACTGGTCTAGCCAGATTATCTCTTACTAAAACAGATGGTGCTGAACGCGCAAAGCTAATCAAGCAGTCGCGTGAGAAGAAAGATATTGCTGAGTCCTTAGCAACTGATTTGAAGGCACTTGCACGTGAGTCAATTAAGGATAAAGAAGCCGCTGACCGTGATGCAGAGAAGTATACGAAGAAGAACGTTGCAAGAGAACGTACACAGCTTAAGTTACAGCAAGAGATTAAGACATTAGAAAATGAGAAGCGCGCCAACGCTGGCAAGTTGAAAGATGAATCACGTGAAGATGCTAATAGGCGCCAGCTTTTATATGCTAGTCAAATTGCCGAGAAGCAAGAAGAACTTAATCGTTACGAGGAAGAAGGTCGTAAGGCGCGTGAACTAGTTAAGGTTACTACAAGGGATATTTATGAGTATAATAAAGGCATAGTCGATCTTGAAAAGGAACGTGTTGCATTGATTAATGCTCAATTGGATGTGACTAGGTTGATGACTAAGGAGAAACAAGCGGAACAGGAATCGTTAAAAAAGACTAAAGAAGGTTTGACAAATATATTTGAAGAGATTAGCGATCTAATGACGAGTAAAGATACTGGTCTAACGTCTGAGCAAACTATTAAAAAGGTAGAAACGCTGCGTAACGAGTACAAGAAACTTGTCAACGTTGCTAGTGATCCAGCTGCTTTCCAACAGCTACTGCAATATTCTGATAAAATAGTCGAACGCGCTAGGGCTGCACAAGGACTAGCTGATAACGGTAAATTACAAGCTAAGTATCAAAATGAATTGAAAGAGTCAGTTGAACGTGTAAATACGTTAAAGGGCAAGGATCTAAAACTGACTGAACAGATTCGTGACACTATTAACAAGACTCAGGGTGAGTTGGCAGCAATACCTAGTTTCTCCTTTAATCTCTCTGGTGTCACTGATGAGGAGGGCGAGGCTTATATTAAAATGAGAGATGAGCTAGATGCAATTATAGCTCGTGTACGTGAGACACCTGATGCGTTAGACTCTAATTTACCTAGATTGAAGGAGTTAAAAGATCAGCTCAACACATTTAGACTAGATAATGCAGAGGCTATGAGTGAAGCAAGTATTAAGAATATTGAGAATATATCTTTGTTGATTACTTCACTATCAAGGTCGTCTAAAGAGTTGTCTGGAGTTCGCACAGAGCAAGATAAATTGATAGCTATGCAGCCTGTATTGCAAAAGGCTCTTAATGATCCGCTTACAACAGCTGCCGAAAGCGCAAAGACGCTAACTGAACGCATGCAAGAGTCCGCACAAGAGATCAATGCATCTGCTGATGCAATGGCCAGGATGCGTGGTATCATCAGTGCAGAAGATAAGGCTACGCCGATTAATGTTGGCAAAGCTGGTGGCGGTATGATGCGCTTCGCAGGTGGTGGTCAGCCATATGGTAGTGATAAGATTCCTGCTATGTTATCTCCTGGTGAGTTCGTTGTCAACGCTGGCGCAAGTAGGAAGTTCTACTCACAGCTTGTAGCAATGAATAGTGGCAGCCGCAACTATGCAGGTGGCGGTAACGTTAATACGTCAGTCGGTGATGTTAATATCTCTATGTCCTCAAGCGGTAACGCTGCTACAGATGTTGTTCGTATTGGTAAGTTACTAAGGCGTGAGATACGACGCGGCACAGTCAAACTCTAAGGAAACAAAATGCTCACCTTAATCGGCGACACAACACTAGTTGTTAAGAACCCTAAGGTGGGCAACCTTGAGACCGTTGACACCGGCGTGACGTTAAATGCGTCACGTCGGGGCGTCATCGGTGGTGCGATAGTCAGTCCAACAATTAAGAAACGTAGGTTCGACTTCCAGTGTCTGACACTACAGGAGAAAGAGGACTTGATTACTTGGTTATTGCAACATATTGGTCGTGCTGTCACAGTACAATGGACCAGTGGTGGCAGCTGTAACGTTCAGACGATTAATGAGCAATATATCATTGATGACCAGCCTCTTGAGACAATAACCGTACGTGACGCAGACGACTATGACTGCATGACATACTGGATCAAAGTATGATTACAATGACAGGTGTCGGTACGGTTAGTTTTAGGAATCCCGATATTGCAAATAAATATAGCCTCGATGCTAATATACTAGTTAGATATACTCGCGGACAAAAGGTCATCGTCTATAAGGATACAAACTGGCAGAATATCGAAACAGAGATATTTGCCTTCCAGCATATACGCGAGAGTAAGAGAGACGAGATAGTTGATTTCTTCAATGATAATCTTGGCAAAGAAATATCTATCACGCGCCCACGTCGTGATGACTGTACAGTAGTTGACCACACGTTCACAGGTTTCATCTACTCTGATGTTGTTGAGTATAAGACTAAAGGTGAGAACTGTGAACAAGTCTATGACTTCGGCCTTGTCGTTCTCTATAAGATAACTGTGCTCGACTTAAAGTACCTACTCGCTGAAACTGGTATACAGTTAATCACAGAAGCCGGTTCCAAGCTCAAGATAGAGGCAGACTAATGCTAACTCTAGCTGCTCCCTATGGAGCCATAATTACTACGATCAATTTGCCTAATCCTACATTGGGTGATAGCGTTAGTCATAGTCTCAAGACTAAGTTTGGCTTCGCTATGTCTGGTCGTATAGTAACAACAATCAGTGTACAGCCCGAGAAGAAGATCCAGTACAATTTCGATAAGCTGAAACGATCCCAAGTCGATGCACTGCTTGCTTTCCTAGCATTACATGCTGATGACGATATACAGTTGACTGACTGGACTAGCACTATTTATCGTGTTAAGTGTCTAAGTAACCCTATTGAATTCACAGAAAATCTGAACTTCTATTCCTGCTCACTCGACTTCCAGGGGACAAAGATATGACCGAGATTAAAGTCTCAGAGCTACCGGAAGTCACGTCGCTAGATGATGTAGACCTGCTCATGGGTGTGCATCTAGCTGATGGGCTTGATGGTAGCAAAAAGATTACTGTTGCAAATATGCGTAGCCTAATGGGCAGTAGTGGCTATACTCATGTACAAGCTGTACCAGCAACAGTTTGGTCAGTTATACACAACTTAGGGCGTCACCCATCTGTCACTGTTGTTGACTCCGGTGGCACAGTTGGCTGGTGTGAAGTACTCTATAACGATGCCAACTCGCTCACAATAACAGTAGCTGCTGCCTTTGCTGGCACGGCATACCTCAACTAAGGACAATCAATGGCTATCCCATTCCGCGCAAATGTTGACTTCAACAAGAATGAACTCCAGAATGCCCGTGTTCAGAACCTGGCCAGCGATCCAGGTACGCCGGTCGCAGGCCAGTTATACTTCAACAGCACCGGCGGCGTGCTGGTAATCAAGTTCTACACGGGATCAACGTGGATCACACTTGGGCGCCTTGACCAGATCAGTGCCCCGACTAGCGACGTTAGCTTCAACAGCCAGAAGGCGACCAACCTAGCCACGCCGACCGCCGGCACTGATGGCGCCAATAAGGACTACGTTGACAGCGTGGCCCAGGGCCTGGACATCAAGGCGAGTGTGCGAGCGGCGACTACTGTCGCTGGTACATTAGCATCGTCATTCATTGCCGGTGCATCCATAGATGGCGTGACGCTGGTGCTTGGCGACCGTATCTTGCTTAAGAATCAAGCAGCCCAGGCAGAAAATGGTATCCGCGTCGTCACAGCCGGTACACCGACACGTGCCACTGACTTCGATGCCTGGACTGAGGTTCCTGGTGCATTCGTGTTCGTCGAAGAGGGCACAGCTAATGCTGATACTGGCTGGGTATGCAGTGCAAATGCCGGCGGTACACTTGACACGACTGCGATTACCTTTGTTCAGTTCAGCGCAGCTGGTATAGTCACTGCCTCTGGCGGTTTGACAAAAACTGGCAACGATATTGCCATGACCAATATGGTGCAAGCCACAGTTAAGGGTCGTGCTGCCGGCGCCGGTACAGGGGCACCAACTGATTTGACCGTAGCGCAGTTACTTACAATGCTTGGGATGGTTGCGCCTTTTGCACAGACACTGTCAACTAGTGCTACGTCATATGTAATCACGCACAGCAAGGGGACGAAGGATCTGATCGTCCAGGTATACGATGTCGCGAATAGCCCATATCAACAAGTGTTCTGTGATGTTGAGTATACTGATACAAATAACGTGACATTACGTTTTGCCGTTGCACCAACTGCTAACCAATACCGAGTTATAATCAAGTGAGCCTAAAGCTAAAAAATGGCTTCAATGCCATCGCCAAGGCTACGGCCGGGGCTCCGACCACGGGCACGTGGGCGGTTGGCGATGTCGTGTGTGATAGTGTAGGTGAATATTTCCGTTGCACCGTAGCGGGCACGCCGGGCACCTGGAGCAGTCTAGGTAGTGTTGCTCTAGCAGCTGACCGCGAGGTCAGCACGACTAAGCCGCCGGCATCCAGCGACTCGCGCCTGCGGAATCCGTTCACGATCAACTACATCAAGAACCCGGACTCGGAAGCCGACACGAACCCGGCGCACGTTGGCTGGGTCGAGTACGCCGACGCGGCGGGCACGCAGCCGGTGAACGGGACCGGCGGCTCGCCTGTCTCCGCTCTGACGGGCGCGTATTCCGACACCGCGTTGCGCGGCAGCAAGACATTCCATTTCATCAAGGTCACAGGGGCCAGCCGCCAGGGCGAGGGCTTCAGCTACGACTTCACCATCGACGGAGCCGACAAGAACCGCTCCCTCACCGTCGCGTTCGAGTGCCTGCTTCTCGGCGCTGGCTACACCGCAGGCGACATGTCGGTGTGGGTGTACGATGTCACGAACAGCCGCCTCTGCCCAATCAGCGCCAACAGCATCGCCGGTCCGGGGCGATTCTCGGCGCAGTTCAGCACCAGCGACAGCACCAGCTATCGCCTGTGCATGCATGTGAGCAGCACGTTCACCGGCGAATGGCAGATGCGGTTCGATGACTTCTACGTAGGACCGACCTACCTCCCCAGCGCACCGGCAATGAGCGACTGGCAGGACGGCGGCGCGGTCACGATTGAAGCGACCACGACGAACCCGACGAAGGGGACCGTGCTGCGCGATAAGGTCTGGTGGCGTCGTGTGGGGGATTCCGCGGAGATTCGTTTTGAGTACGAGCAGAGCACTGGCGGTTCGGCTGGCAGCGGGGACTATCTATGGGGGCTGCCCGCCGGCCTGAGCATTGATCTGGCGAAGGTCCAGAACCAAAATGGAACCGCCACCGCGAATCAACGGGGGCAGCCGGCTGTTGGCGTTGCCAGTTACGCAGATGGCGCTGTCGGCATGCTCGTCGGGTCCGTCGCGCCGTATGACGCGACGCGCGTTCGGCTTGCCGTGCTGTACAGCGGTGCGAATAACTTCATCAATTCGGCTATATGCGATCTCAACAACGCCAACTCAAAATGGTCTGCGACGTTCACGGTCCCCATCTCCGGATGGTCCGGCACCACCGCCGTCCAGCCCGGCAGCCGCTACCTGTGGGCGCAGCGGTTCGCAGCGAATGCGGTGCGCGTCACGTCAGCGCCGAGCAAGCCGGGGGAATATCGGGCGCAGCGTAGCGGCGTGGACACCGCTCCGACAACCGCTCCGACCGCTGCGGACGGAGCGCGCATCGACAGCAATACCCCCGCCGGGCGCATCAATAGATACTATTTCTACGTTGGCCCTGGGAAAGTCGTTCAGCCGGTTTGGTACCAGACTACCGGGCGCAGCGGGAACATTATCGCGGAGGTATTCTACGTCTCTGCGTGGCGAGGCATCGGATGGACATACGACCCGGCAACCGGCGTTGTCACCGTCCTCTGCGGAAGTGGCGCGTCCGACCTTGTCGGGATCGGTGACGATCTATCCACGACCTATTCCACCGGCTATTTCGACATCCTTATTGCCGACGATCCGGTCCCCGTGGCCCTGGCCCCGGCGGTGTATGTCGAGGCGAGTAGTGATGCGGGGCAGGTCCTGACGGCGAACGTGAGCGACATCCAGTTCGAGGACAAAGTCATCGACACGCACGGCGCGTGGAGTGGAACGGTGTTCACGGCTCCTGTTGCTGGCATATATGATTTCTATGGAGCCTTCTACTCGAACGGGGCAGGCGTCTACATCGTGCTGTGGTACAACGGGAACAACGCAGAGCTGATCGGGTACATCCGCGACAACTTGACGCTGGGCCTGTTCCACGGACGGCGGAAGATGGCCGCAGGTGATACCATCAAGTTTCGGTCCAACACCAACTGCACTAGGGATAACTCAGGGACCACCAACTGGCTCCGCATCACCCGCATCGGAGACGCCTAATGCTGCTCTGCAAAGTGCACAATCTGGTCACCGACCAGCGGTACGAGTTCCAGGCTGCCGACCAAGCCGAGATCGACGCTCGCCTGCTCCGCAAGGCGGCGACCTACGGGCGCGATGCGTGGACCGAGACGATCCCGGCTTGGACGCAGACCGGCGTTTGGTCAACCGACGAGCCGCCCGTGTTCGATCCCGAGGCGACCCTGGTGTGGCCTGAGCAGGTGATCGACCACCCGAGCGAGCGCACCGTCGAGGTAGTCGACCTTGCGCCGCAGGAGCAGGCTGCTGCCAAGCAAGCTGTAATCATGTTGATACAGGTGCGCTTAGACACGCTCGCACAGTCCTGGGGCTATGATGATATTAAGAGTGGTTGCACGTATGCAGGTGATCCGTATGCACGGTTCAATGCAGAAGGTACGGCTATGCGTAACTGGCGTTCAGCCACGTGGGCAGCAGTCGACCAGCATCAAGATGCTACAAGTGTTGAAGAGTTGTTCACTTTCTTACCGCCTATACCGGAGAGACCATGAGTAATCATTTGATACGCACGCTTATACTTGGTAGTAGTCCACTTATATGGATAGTGATTATATTTTTACTGGCCGGCTGTGGCATGCCTGAAACTGCCCGCTCTGCCAAACAGGCAGAGCAGGGTGTCGAGGCTATCGGTGAAATAATCACTGTTGCTGCACCATTCATTGACGAGATAGACGATGAAGCCCAGCGCGAGAAACTGCGCGAGGCTTTCAAGAAAGTAATTACATTAGTGCAGTCTGCTAGACTAAGCTTACAGCCGGTGTTAGCGTACCTAGGTGATGGCAAAGAGATTAAGGTTGAGACTACCGTGAAAGAGGCTGTTGCATCGCCAGAAGTATTCGCTACCAAGGCTGCACTGCAAGCTGGTAGGGCTGCTATTGAGGTTGAAGATAGATTAACCTGGACAGATATGTTCTTACAGTTCCTTGATCCGAGTGCTATAGAAGGCATAATCATGAACTTGAGTCTTCTGCTAACAGGTTCCGGTGCTGCTGGCTACGTTGCTATTCGCATATTCAAGACCATAAAGACTTATAAAGAAGCACTGATTGATCAGGTTATGTACACTAAGAAGACAAAAGAACTTGATGCTTCTGACCCTGATGATGCTAAAGAAATAGACAGAATTAAGGAACAGGAAGCTATGCGTCAGAAAGCACGTGGCACAAAGCCAATAATCGACGAAGCTTTACAGAAAGTCAAAGATGGCTCGCACGCTTAGTGGTCCACTTACAACGAAGATAGGCCAGCAGTATGGCGCAGAGCCGCTAACGGTCGTCAAGATCGAGTGGCCTGCTGGTACACGTTACTACAGCGATAAGGCTTACACGTTCGGAGTGAACGTCTGTGAAGCCAAGATCCTGGATCTAGGTAATATCGTCTCTCAAGCTAGGACTGATGCTAGCTCTGAGGTTGGTTCGGCGTCGATCAGCTTGGACGATACTGATGCCACAATCAAGAACTCTGTTAATCGCGATCTGATGGCTGGTACCAAAGTTACGATCTATCAGACATATAGCGGCCTAAGTGTAGCTGATAGCTTAATCGTGCTAGCTGGACGTATCAGTAATGATATAGCTTGGTCAGAGGGTCAGCGTACGATAGGCTTCACTGTCGATACGAGTTTCTATATCGGTGAACTAGGTCACGCTCCAAAGAAGGGCGATCTTGCTAATCTTAGTGTTGATGCCGAAGGTAAGCTCTGGCCAATAGTCTTTGGCTCTTGTCTCAATGTTCCTGCTGTCCAGATTTATAAGTCTGTCTATGGTGACTATCCGAATAGTGAGGCAATGAGCTTCACGCCTGGATCGACATTCTACGTCTCTGGTGGCGAGAACTTCCCAAGCGGCTCCATTAAGATTAGGATGAAGCAGGGTGTATGCTTAGAGGGTAGTTTCACGGGTAATCTGTTCACTGTTGCAACTAATAATGTTGCCTACCACACGAACCTTTCTATTGCGGCTCGTGTAGCCGATGCCGATGAACTTAATCCTAACGTTCTTTGGTTGACTGGCCAGCGGTATCTAGTTGGTCAATATTGCTATATTGATGATGGTGCCAATACAATGTCTAATCTCTGCACGTATCAAGAGGGTAAAAAATGCTGGTTCGCAAAGCCTTGGAAGGTGCTTGGTCAAAATACGCCTGTTGCACTGGCCACTGGTATAATCGACGAGACATCACACTTCTACCGCACAGCTTGGACAGTGCCATTCACTGTTGAGATACTGGTCGGGTCAACCTGGACACCTGTTAACTACTATACAACTTGGAAAACTAGCTACGCGCATGATGTAGCACTGGTGACGACACAGATCCCAACTTATATAGTCAATTATGCGCCTAGCACGATTAAGAGTGTATATGCATATCGTACATATATGGGTAAGCGTACACTTGAGCAGGTGCCAACCTCTTACTATACTAAATATAATAGTACGACAATAGATGGCAAGACTGTTGCAGCCTTAGAGTTCCATAATGAGCTAACTGATTATGTTGATGAAGGCTGGGAACAAGATGTCTTCGTTTCATTAACATCTAGTCTCAGCGCGAATACAAGTGCTGTTATTGAATACCTGCTTGAGACATATACAGCTTTCACTGTTGATGGTACGTTCGCAACAGTTGCAACAAAGATTGCTAATTATCCGTCTAATTTCGCCGTGTTAAATCAGCAAGATGTACTTAGTCTGGTAGCCGATATTGCTTTCCAAGCACGTCTAGCCGTGCGCTTCGACGGCTCAGTTGCCAAACTGTATTACCTATCTGAGATACCTTCGACGATACGCAACTTTACAGATGATTATATTGCGCAAAAGTCTCTTGACTTCGGCTTCACATCTGTTGACGATATCGTTACGAAGTATACTGCTAAATGGCGTCCTAGCTACACTGCTAAAGATGCAGAGTATGTCTACAAGAATAACATTGCCACGTTTGGTAACAAAGAAGATGAACGCGATTACTTCATCTACAATATTGAGTCGCTAGTAGTTCTCAGCGTCAACTTTTGGGGCAACAGATTATCTAACTCCTGGCGCACCTGTCGTCTAGGTTCTTTCTTATCGGCACTGGCCGTAGAGACATTTGACTGTGTTAGTGTTGCTACAAGCACACTCTCCGGTGCTGGTATCCGTGGCGAGGTTCTAGCTACTACACATGATACGATGAATGACTTGCTTAACTTCGATATCAAGCTAGCCTCTAAGAGCGGTGTCCATAGTTCTGGTGCGATCATTGAGGATACGACGTTCTTCACAGGTGGCGTGACTGGTGCTGAGCCAGCGCCTGCTGATCCAACGAACGGATTAGCTGAGCGCGATTATGTTGTCTATCATGAGCCAAAAGAAAATACTACTCCTGGTAACAAGGTCACGAAGTATATTAAGTTCACGGTCACGCCGGAACTTATCGTCCGTGGCCAAGCTTTCAGCATAAGTGCTAAGATCATTAATCAAGATGAGTCAGTCTTCAACGTCAATGAGACATTTAACTTCACGGTATCTACTTCTGTCGGCAGTGAAACACCTAACATTGGTACGATAACATTTACAAATGGATTAGCAACTGTTAACCGTTCAGTGACTGGCGGCTCAACCGATACTGAAGCTGTGCTTAATATCGTTGGCAAGACTGTTGGCGATGTTACTTATCAAACTGCTCTCAGTGATGGCATACCTATAACGTCTGAGCCTACCTTAGCGTGGGGCATTGATCACACGGCTGTGGCTCGTGGCTCTGATTTTACAGTAACTATAACTGGTGGACTGCCTTCGACTACATATACAATTACGCTTGATAGTCAAGATGCCAGCGAAGAGTTGTATAACGCGGCAACACCTGTAACATCTTTCACAACTGATGCGTCTGGTAATTATACAGCTACTTGGCATTTCGCTGATGGTGTTGAGGCTATCAATAGTGTCAACATTATTGCAACACATGCCGGACACGCGCAGTCTAGTCCTGAGTTCATAGTTATAGCAGGTGGCGGTGGAAAGAATGTAGCTTTCGTCGGTAAGATTATAAGCAAGAGCAGTGGTCTAATCTATAACGTTACTATCTATCCTGATTATCCTGCTTTGACACCAGCTTGGACTGCGACTGTTACACAGTTACAGGGTGACTCTGCACAAACTATACCTGCTAATACATGGGCCATAATTGCATCTAGGTTAAAAGATGGCTTCTCTGGTACTGCCACAACAGACTTCGATCACTTCATGCAAGTACCGATCTGGCTATGACAATACTTAATTACGTCGGGCATGAAATGGGTACAACGTACCCTCGTCGTGAAGGTCTAAAACAAGGTCAGTTCATAAATAATACCGATAATAAGAAGCACGCTTTGTTTGTGCTTGGTATAACGTCGTTAGGTTATCAGAATGTGCCTTATGATGAAACAATGGATGGTTGGTTCTTAGACGAAGATGCTCCTAATTATAGTACAGGTGTTCTGCTATTATCCTGTGACGGGCCTCCAGAGGCACCTATAGATGTATCATGTGTGCAATACGCTACGGCTAATCCTATAACAAACGTTTCACAGTGCTGGAAAGACTTCATCTGGTTTGACTATGTTAGATCGTTCATAGCTAGCGGTGCTAGTGGCAGTACAACGAAAGCTACAAATGCTTTTGTTACAGATGACTATGAGAACGTCAATGAAGTAGACCCTGATTTATCAACACGTGGCATATTTGCCTACACTGCTGCCAGCACAGGATTACTATCGCTGGCAGCAATGACAAATTGGCTTATAGCAGTCCGTGGCACAGCTAGTAAAGCAACTTACGGTAATAATAAATATAACCGTGTTGACGGTACGTTAATATCTGTACCATTCAAGCTACCGGCTTATGTAAATAAATGGGGTTATAAAGGTGGACTTAATCAACTACTAGCTGGTGGTGCTACTGGTTGGAATAAAACAATACGCGTTGGTTATGTGTTAAAGATACAACCAGCAACAGCTTCATTTACCGGTGACGGTGCCAATAATAAATCAATTGTAAGCGGAACATTAGAATATGGCATGGAAGCCAGTGTTATGGCTAAGTATACTACTGCTGTTGTAGGCAGTTCTATATCTTTTGAGCGCCTTGACAATAATCCTCCATATACTGCATGCATACCTTATACTACATATACAATGTTACCAGTATCCTCACAGTGTGATTACATTATTAATGCAACGCTTACTATTATAGACGATGCTTATAAAATGGTGCTTATGGTCACTAAGTTAAAGACTGTTATACCTGCTCCTGTTGCGCCATTATTCGCCGCAGTCGGTATGCATGGTACTACATATTCTTGTGCATATTCTGCTGTTACACCGACCAAGATGACTGATATAGTTATTGAACAAGTTTTAATGAACACAAATAATATAATCTCATATAGCCTAGACGGCACTACTGGCGGCACTATTGACTTTAAGGTTAATGTTGATGTCGATGGAAAGATAACGCTGCTAGAAGTCAAAGCTACGCCAGGAACGACAGCAGTAGATGTTGGTACAGGTATCCACGATTACTTCGTACATTACCTAGGAAGCTAACGTGGCTATTCTACACGACATAATAGTTGTTAAAGTTAGCATTAAGTTCAGTTCCACATTAGGCGATATATCTGTAGCCAGGAATGCTGATACGGCAGAGGATCTATGGCTTGATCTTGCTAACTCAACTGTGTTACCGTACGAGTTTGGCGGCACGTTATACTATTATGCAAGAGTCAGTAATCTTGCATTAACGCGTAACTCAGTAACACGACCTGCTGTTGTATTAGTAGCTTTCCATAGCCATACTAGTCCAGTTGTTCCGACGCAGATTGAAGTAGCACAGACTTCAGCTACAAATGCTATTTGCTATCTATTGGACAGCGCCGATGCCAGAATTAAAACTTATGGTACATTGTATGACGGCGAAGATCAAATATTTAGATATCAGGGCATGTACAATGCAGCAGTTGGTTGGAAGCTTAGACTGCCAACGCCACTGGTTTGGGATAAATCTAATTTAGCCATCTTGAAACGAGTGCCATCTGGCTATTCAGATCCGTCCAGCGGTAATCTTGAATATTTAGGCGGCCCATCGACACTGTGCGATATTACTGAATTAAATAGCTGGCTAGCTACTAACTTACCTGAATATGGTACTACACTTTCTATCTACGGTTATGCAATGTTTCAGCCATATGATTACGTATCAGGTTGGCATATTTACGTGAACCATACTGGCCTACAGTTCAAGTTGCGTATCTCAAGTTCTGGTGGCAATAATATGACGTATAGTATTTCTGCCGTCGACTCTAGTGGTCGCTATGCTCGTAGAGTAGAAACAGGCGGGCCGTCATGTGGCGGTGGAAATGTGAATGCTGGCGATAACATTTGTGACGTAACAACTAGCACTACTAGTCTAGGTGGCATAGGCTTAAGTGGCAAGCCATTAACTGGCGTCTATTCAGACGGCACAACTGGTAACTTGCCGCCTGCTGCTTCATTAACAGGCACAGCACGTTTCGGTTCAGCCTCAAATAATATCTACTCAACACTTACATTTACTCTAGGTGTTACAAATGGCAGGTACTCCAGCCTATCCTTAACCGGCACTTGTGCTTGGTCTGCACTTGACGTAATAGATGGGTACGCAATAGTTCAAGGAGCAGGAGGGTCTAAAGTATGAGAGTATTTCTTAATCCTCATCCTAAGTTCGGAGTGTTCATAAGAGATTACTTATCGTTTGTGCATGCTTGGTACAAAGAGGGTGACGTTATCTGCTGTAAGAAAGAATGGGAATACTATTTGCCAGGTCCATGTGAAGAGATAACAGATGCTGAGGCATGGACTAAATATGGTAAGAGTATAGCATATATTGGTAATGTCGATATCAAGCCTAGCATTGTAGTTTCTGATCCTATAGAATGTGACATAGTAATCTCACCTAGAGCTAAGTGTGGCGACCGTAAAGATAATTATGATTGGGCAGGTCTTGTCACAAAACTTAAAGCTGCTGGTAGACATGTTACAGTTATCGGGCACGAGAAACAGTCGCAAGAAGTTAAAGCAGATCAGTATAGCTGGAATATTGAGCGTGGTGATATAAGATTAATGGCTGGTGCTAAGATGGCAATTACACTTGACTCAGGCGTCGGGCATCTGGCCTCATTACTTAATACACCGCAACTAGTTATATATGAGAAATCTGGCTATGAAAATGCTAATCTTGAACTTGAACCTGGCCTATATAGTCAGATGCGTTTTAATGATATGGCCGCTTGGAATGAGCGATTCGCAAAACCAGTCTATTCGCAGGATGAAATTATGGCCATAGTCAATAGTGAAATAATTTACGTAACTGATAAAGAACTTGAGTATCTTAAGGGCTTCAACGTCAGTAGCACAAAGTATAAAGCTGGCTCTGTTTTCCATTCTCCTAATGCTACGCTAATCATGCGTAGCGATGGTAACACTTATACTAAAACACCTGGCTTAATAAAGAAGGCATTTAATCTTACTGTTACGATAGCAGAAGCTACGGCAGGTGTAATAGCTGGTGACGATCTACTAGTGCCTGAGCTAGTGGCTAATCACAGAATGCAGCTCTGCAAGAGTTGCAGTTATCATGATGCTGAGGCTTTCTGTAGATCATGTGGTTGTATAACAGAAGCTAAGGTCAAGTTGACAAAAGCCAGATGCCCAATTGGGCTTTGGTCTAGTCTCTAGAAACGAAGAGGCCCAGGCAGGATTATCCTGCCTGGGCCTCTCTGTTTTCAGAATAGTCCGCCAGCCTTCAGTAGTCGCTTGTAGACTTCAGCAGTCTTCAAGCAATCGGCTAGCGCATCGTGAGCCTTGTCTCCGCCAATCCCGAGCGTGGTAGCTAGGTACTGCAAGTTAACCTTCGGGAAGGGTACCTTCTCAGCACGCATACCAGCGCGGTCATTCATGAACAGTGCGCTATTCATCGTATCACGATAGTGATAATGGAAATATTGATTGTACTGCTCAACACCGAGCCAGGCTTGAATAAAAGCCTTGTCGAAGCTGTAGTTCTGACCAAGCGGCATAATCTTGTTGCCATTGCCATACTTGTTGTTCTTGATGCCAAGCTTCTTGAACCAAGCCTCAAACATATCGGCAGCCTTATCGCGGTCGAAGCCGGTGTTCATGATGTTGGCCATGTCGAGCTTGTTAATCTCGATGGCCTTAGCATCTACGCGCTCGGGATAGTTGGGCTTCAAGTTCACATAGAAGGGCATCATGCCCTTTAGCGGATTGAAGTTGCTATCAAGGGCTATGACACAAATCTGCACAATCTCGTGGAAGTTCGGATCCAGACCAGTTGTCTCAGTATCCATGACACAACACATGTTGTTGTTGAAATGTACCATAGCGTAATTGCCTGGATCGAAAGGCTCATTAGCTACTTCCTTGTCCAGATTAGTAATAGTATCTGCCATGACTATGTTCCTTCGTGAGCGTAGAGTGTGCGATTAACTATCTTTGACAGCTTCGGCCTTGATAGACCATACTTACTACATATCTCTTTGTTATTTATACCAGATCCATGCATCTTGCGAATGTTAACTATGTCCTCATCAGAAAATCGTTGACGAGGATTGCCATCTTGAGACCATTTAATGCGTTGCGCCTTTGGAATATCGGTGAAGTTCGCGCTGTCATTACCTATCAGGATATTATCTGGAAGATTATTAAGCTTATTATTGTCCTTATGTCTGACGACAATCGCTTCAAGAAATATCTTATCTCCAAATTTCTGATAGGCTTGAAGCCTGTGCACAAATATATTAACCGATTTTGTCTCATACTGTATACAGAAAGTAAGATACTCGTTTCGTACACAACCATCCAGTATCTTGCCTACAGGATTAACTATCTTGCCAGTTGCACTAATCTTGTAGCCTTTCTTGGCTGCATAGATTAGTGCTCTATTAGCAAGTGTAGGAGTATCCAGAAACAACACTATTTCTTCCTTATCGGGATGAGTAGTGCGCGGACAACCTTGGTACCTTTATGCTTCCAGTACCTAGCTTGGCTTCTGGAACCGTAGACAACTATATGAGCTTCATCTGGTTGTTCTTCCATCCAGCCTAACTTAGCACCGGACTTGACCAACTGGTCAATAGCAGTAATCTGATCAGCTAGTAGCTCAAGCTCCTTGCGCTTGTTGCGTGGTAGCTTGGCTGTCTGCCTAGTTATGAAGTTACCTTTTGACGTACTCATTGAGCGCCCTTTCAAGAGCTTGTTGGAGTTCAGCGGGATCATACTCTATAGGCATAACGCCGGCATTGACACTTATATGTATATCGTATATCTGGTCACGAAAGATGTAGCCCTTGGCTTCCTTCGTACTGTGCTGGACGAACATTCTTTCAATGAGCATTGCTTTCCTTAATCCAGAGTTTCTCGGTGGCATCACCACGATTAGTGTCACCGTGGCTCTTGTTGTTCTCGTCAGTGAAGGCTAACGCCTTGGCTGTCGATCTAACATCCCAATGGAATACCTTATCCCAGGGCTGCTTGTCGTACAGTGGATTAGGATATCCGCTGATAGCGACGAAGCCCTTGAGCGTAAATATCGTCTCGATGAGCTTCGTATGTTGCTCAATGCTCATTTCATATTCATACGTGCCGCGGAATGCATCTACATACGGCGGATCAAGGTAGAACACAGTATCGACGCTATCATAGTCGCGCAGTATATTGCTCCAGTCAGCGTTCTCTATTTGGACTTGCTTGAACCGATCATGAATCTCAGGAAGCGACCTAAGACCATTCCTAATCTTTCCAGCAAGACTACCGTCACCGCCAGTAGAACGACCCCAATTACGACCAAGACTACCAAAGGAATAATTAACCATAGCGAACCAACGTCCAGCCCTTTCAACAGGATCCTTCTGATCTTGCCACGTATCCCGGTTTGCCAGGAACTCTTCCCGGCTATGTAGAGTATTGTCCAACCAAGCACAGAGACGATCAAAGAGAACGCGATCACGCATGCAACGATAGAAATCAGTAACGCCTGAATGTCGATCATTGAATACCTCTAGCTTGCTTTTGGGCCGATTAAGCGTGATAACTGCACTGCCACCGAATACCTCTACCCAAACCTTGCGTACAGGCAGGTGCTCCATGATGTATTTCACGGAGCGGCTTTTACCACCTGGATAACTGAATGGTGCTTTGACGATTGTTTCGCGCTTCTCGGACTGTTCACTCTGTGCATCGAGGCTATCGAAAAGCGTCATTTCCGTGTCCTGTAGAAGATTTGCTCGATCAGTCCGTCAAGCTGATAATGACTACCACTGTTGTCAAACACGATATCGAACATATAATCGGGAATGGGCATTTCACTCGCATGCAGGAGGCCAAGCATGCGCCTGATATGCCAGATAGCGCGCATGAATATGTTACTCACCTGTATACCACGACCTTTCAGCTTAACCGTAACGACACTCCCGACGATACCAAATGACTTAGCGGCTTCATACTCATTGCGGAACCTAAGGTCATCGCAGATGATTACCTCGTTGTCAAGTTCCAGGTCAACGAGTGCTTTCTTCCACTTGCTGACCCACAGATCCTCGCTGATGCACTTGCGGCCACACTCAGTACCAAGGAGTTGAAGCAGGCGACGACCCTTAGCATCCTTCTTCCCGTCCCAGCCAAGTAGCTTGGCATAGTCCTTGAGTGGCTTAGCGAAGGGCAGCACAGTAGCTGTATGCCCCTCCATCTTAGCCCTCTCAGCAATAAGATTGGCTATGGTCGATTTGCCGCTGCCCATAGGGCCATGTAGAACAACGATAATCACGGTGTGACCTCCGGTGCGCTCATGCGCTCGATGCTATCAGCTAGCACCTTCAATTGGAGGCCGAAAACACGAGCTTCATTTGGCGTAAGCTCCACATGAAGAGTAACGCCATTCGAGTTTTCAAGACCCAAGAGTATTGCAGGCTTTTTGTTCTCGGTAGGCAGGATGCCAGCTAGGACTTTCATGGTTTCTCTCCGTAAGCGTAAAGCCCTTCACGGGCGGTTGTGGTGACTTCAGCAGGGATATTGACACCAACCCAATAATGCTTACCTTTGTACTCTACATCGAACTTGGCCGTGTACTCATTCTCGAAGGCATCGCGCATCTGGAGATACTCATCTGGCATCAGGGATTCGAGTAGTTCACTAATCATGACACTAGATCCAGGAAGGTATCAATCAACGTCCAGATTTTACCCTCTTCAACAACCTGTGGCTGAGCCTTGAACTCGATGTTACCAATGTAGAATTGATTATCCTTACGGCTACGACCCTTCGGGAAGTGATGCGGTAACTCTTTGCCTACACGTATCTTCGACCAGCGGCTAACCTGATTCGGGTCACACTTCTCAAGGAACCTATCGTAGAGGTCGCTGAACTTGAGCGTGGCTCCTGGCTTCTTAATCGTATACTCATCGAGGAACACTTCAAGCTCATTTCTGTTCAAGCTCTGGGCAAGCAGCTTATCTTCAGTTTCGATGGCCGGAATATTGAGGCGATCATTAGAAGCAGGTAGCTCTAGATTCAATACCTCAGCTAGAAAGTCAGGTGCCTCCTTCTCCAGCAGCACAGTTATTTGCTTCCTAGGGATTAGATCCGCAACAGGGATCCGCTCCACATGGATCATAACGATACGAGTATCTTCCCCAAATATGGGACAGGACTGATAATCGTTAGAGCATTGTACCCAGTGGGTCGTATTCGGGACTTGGTAGGGCGTGCCGCCCTTAGGATGAATAAGAAGCTCACGCCCAGTGACCCAATCTTTAATCCTATTATATGCCACCTTATTATTCTTGAGGTCGATTTCTTCGACCGAACAAAGGATAGCTCCATGAAGCTCATCATTGAATCCTTGCTGTGATGTTAGAGCAGCTTCTGCCTTCTGGCATCCTTTAGTCAGGAGAAGCTGTATACTCTCCCAGAAACTACTCTTACCAGTGTTCTGTTCCTTGCTGTGGAAGAATAGATATGGCAGCGGTTGGCCAGGCTCTCGCAGCATGCTGGCGATCCAGCATTTCAGGTAGTCTGCGCCGGTGAGTATACCGTTACTCTTGCACCAGGGATTTTTCTTAACTGCCTCGTTAAGTCCCTTGCCACAGTGATTGAGAATCTTTTGCCATGTTGGGTACTGGAGATTATCTGTATCTTGTGTTGGTGTGAACCGAAACTGAGCAGCGTTCCTGTTCCATTCGCGGTCGCCGGGATACTCAGACTGGAAAGGCTTATTCACAATCCGCCATGGACGTAGAACAGCACCACCAACTACACCAGTGACCTCTTCACCTTTGAGGCCAGTCGATGCCAGTGCCTTGAGTACGTGACTCAGAGGCTCAGCACACCATTCGATATCAGACTTGATTACCCAACCAGCATCCTCGCCGCCACTAACAAGGTGCCGTGTCATATCGTCATAGTTACCAACTTCAACCTCAGTCTTAGCAGTTGTCTGCGTGTTGTAGAGTCGGATCCACTTATCCTTCTCAGGTAACCAGCCAGGCATTTCCTCTGCCTTATCGCTATCCTTACGCTCGACCGTGACCTGTAATCTTCCGTCTTTGTGATGCTTGAGCTTTGTCTCGCGTGTCGAGTAATGGCTTGTTAGATTAAGATGCACACCAAGTAGAGCAGCAGCCTTCATGGCCGTCTCAGACTCTCTGAAATTGAACGCTCCCTTTGTATCTTCTAATCCACCAAACGATTTGGCGGCCGTTGGTAGGTCTGCCTCGCGATTCAGATAGCACCGAGTCCAGCCACTAGAATCTTGCGTCCACGACTCATGTTCCTGCACACCCATACCGAAACGGCGTACAGACCATGAGCCACGACGTTGTGGATATGCAAAAACGTTCTGGCCATTAAGATCCTTACCTTGAGATGATGTATCGAACACGCCTTTAAGCCCAAGGTCTGTGTGAGCTTTTTTGAGCCATACAGTATGTGTAACAAGCATATGATTATCTTGATCCCACCACCACATTGCATCGTTGGTCTTAAGATACTCGATCAGCTTCTTATGCTCATCATCCAGAGGAATCTTAGGTTGCTTACCAGTAAGCTCCTCGAAAACATCAGTCTGACCAGCAGACTCAATATCTTGTGGCAGATTCTTGCGACGGGTGCCGCTAATCACCTTAACGTGATCTTTCCAGTTAGCTGGAACATCCGTCAGTACACAACCCTGCTTAATCATTGTCAGGCCATCTGTACCAACCATCTTACGTGCCCATACCCACATATTACCGCCACAAGTGTCTACTTTAGACACATAATCGTAGCCTGTCAACGCAGATAGCTTACCTAGGATAGCACGTGCAAGAGCAGCATGCTCCGTGTGCGTATTCGTAGGTACTTCATCTAGCAGTACATATAGGTGTAGACCCTTACCAGCGGTAGACTTGCGTACTGTGACCCAATCAACATTCATTGCAGCTTGCTTAACCTTCTCAAGTTCCTCGTTGCTTAGCTTCTTCGTATGTTTGTCACTGTGACCAGTAATCGCATCAAAGTCAAAAGCTACCCAGCGAGAAACCTTGTTGAACCAATCCCAGCCAGTCATACCGATAGCTTCGGCATGAGCGGCCAGATCGTACTTCATGTCTGAGTCTTTGTACTCAGGCTCAGTATTAGCCTTGTACGGAATACGGAAAGGCTTCCAAGTGGTAGCTCCGTCCGACCATCCCTGCCAACGCTTGCCCTTGAACTCACCCTCTATACGCTCACCGCCATCTTGTGCGACGTTAATCTGCACTTCCATGTTGTGATTATAGAGCTTTGCCAGGTCTTCACGCGTCACAGCGTGAAGGAACCTGCTAATCGCTTCAGTCTTTGTCGGCACATCAGTCCTTTCCAGGTTGATGGTTAATCGTAAATGGCCTTCTTGATTTGATTACAACGTGTAATCAAATCAACTTGATATTTACTGGTATCTTAAAAGTACCGACATATCACTGATATATGTAGCTGACTGCTTACTGACTAGACGGCAAAAGGACTGCAAAATATAATGGTTATATTTTATTTTACGGTATCAAACTATGCAATAACTCATTTCTTTTCTGGTTACTGAAAAGTCACTTTTGTAAAGTGTTCCAGGGTAATGGCTTACGGAATGTCTGACTAGGCCCCGTTTCCTTATCTTTCCTATAACCCTAATTTTATTTATTATTATTCTATTAAAGGATAAAGGAAGATAGTAATAGTAAAGCGGTAAGTCGCTAGCATATAAGCACTTATAGACCGCTAAAAATTGACTAATTTTGTACAATTTGCCGTAATGTTGTAAGTCATTGCTACAACTCACGCTTGACAAAAATTGTCAGACTGTTTTATAGGTTCAAGTGGACCCATGCACCAGGGCCGAGCCGTCAAACTGGACCCTAGAACACTGCCAGGATCGACGCTAGCCCTGTTTCCTGTTGATCCTAGCGACTATTCCGGCGGAATGGTGCTAGGTTGTCGTCCGCTATATTAGTCGCTAGGATCGACGGGAAACCCGGTTATATTTTACGACCCTTTGCCGTGTAGGCTATTGACAGACACTCGAAAAGACGCTAATTTCGAGTTACGAGTAACTCATAAATCAACCGATTATTGAGGTACTCATAATTCGTTAATCATTCCGATTGACGAATTGAACTGCTAATCATCCTTACCATGTGGATGATTAGTTAACCTATTCTAGTGCTGCGCAGCACAAGGAGAACACACGTGGGTGATATCAAGAAGATTAGCTTAGCCCTCATTCGTGAGAACGAGGTTGCTCTGCGTACCGTCAACCGTGAGTCCGAGGATTACCTGGGCCTGGTTGAGTCGATCCGCCAGAAGGGCTTCATGGGCGCGATTACCGTCCGTGCGAAGGTCGATGCCGAGACGAAGGAGCATTTCTACGAGCTAATCGACGGCCTCCATCGCTTCAACGCGTCGAAGGACGCGGGGCTGTCGGAGATTAACGTCGATGTGGTGGATCTGAATGAGGACCAGGTTCTCGAAGCTCAGATCATGACGAACATCCACAAGGTGGAGACCCGTCCGGTCGAGTATTCGCAGCAGCTCAAGCGCATCCTGACCCGCAATCCGCTGATGACCGAGAGCGAGCTGGCTGTCAAGCTCGGCAAGTCGCCGGTCTGGATTAAGGAGCGTCTGGGCCTGACCAAGATCACCAACAGCGAGATTACTGCCCTCATCAACGATGGCAAGATCAAGCTGGCCAACGCCTACGCTCTGGCCAAGCTGCCCGAGACCGAGCAGCAGGACTTCGTTGAGCGTGCGATGACCCTCAGCCCGGACGAGTTCGTTCCGGCTGTCCAGGCTCGCGTCAAGGAGATTAACGAAGCCAAGCGTCAGGGCAAGGAAGCCGGCGCCGCCGAGTTCGTCCCGACCCCGCACCTCCAGAAGCTCAGCGACCTCAAGGCGCTGCTGGAAAACCGTACCGCTGCTGCCAAGCTCGTCGCGGGCGTGTCGGATCCGGTCGAGGCTGCCATCATCGCGATTAAGTGGGCGCTCCACCTTGACGCCGACAGCGTTGCCGCTGCCAAGGCCAAGGATGATGCCCGCCGCGCCGAGCAGGCCGAGGCGAAGAAGAAGCGCGATCAGGCGAAGCTGGAGAAGGCTGCCGCCGCCGCGAAGGATGCCGCTGAGAAGGCCGCCGCTGCCGCGAAGCAGGGCTAATCATTTGAGGAGCGCGCTCCTCAAAGTCCTACGGGATTAAGTCCTGTAGTTGAATAAGTTTCCTGGCCCGGCTTATTAAAGCAGAGCTTCGCCGACCGCGTGGATTAGATACCCACAAATACCGGCTTCTTAGCGGGCAACAGAAGCGCAACTATTAATCAAGTGAGATCGTCGCACTAAGCTGCGTAGACCCACTTACAATCACAACAAATAGCGCTATTGGTGCGTACTGCACTTGACGGCGGGTAAATAGCCGCGCTCTTTTGGTGGTAGATGATTAACAGATAGAGAGATATGCCGTATCAGTGAGCTAGGTGTGGGCATACCCGTTAGAGGAATCTCACTGCAACTATCTGTTAATCATCTGCCACCAAAAGACCTTGGTTAATGTCCTGATTAGCTAATCATTCAACACGAACCGAGGACATTCAACATGGGCGAACTCATTAATCTTGCCGGAGCCGGCGCAGTTCAAAAGTACGACGATAAGGCTTTCGAGGCTTCGGCTTCGAGCGGCAATTATCTTCCTCGTCTGCAACTGATGACCAGCAACAGTGAGAAGTGCAAGAGTGGCGAATTTCCGATTAACAACTATGCTCTAGTCGTTGGAGAAATTTACAACGATCTTGGCAAGGAGACTGATGTTCTTCTGATTGCTTGGCGCCCGAAGGCCATCGAGATGGGTGACGCTGTGATTAGCGTCTACAATCACGAGGACGATGAGTTCAAGCGGATCGCGGCGAAGAGCGAGCAGCCTAATTCGGGTTGCATGTTCGGACCTGAGTTCCTGGTGTGGGTGCCTTCCAAGAAGAAGTTTGCAACCTTCTTCCTGGGTAGCAAGTCTGGTCGCAAGGAAGCCCCTGCGCTCAAGGCTCTGCTCCAGCAGGCTGCCACGCTGAAGTCGAAGAAGATTAGCACCCCTCAGTTCACCTGGTTTGCTGCTCAGGCCGTTCCGTGCAACACGCCGTTCGATATCCCTGCAATGGACGATATCAAGGTGGAATTGGAGAAGTTCAACAATCCGCCAGCTAAGACAGCCGAGAAGGCGCCTGACGCTGGCACCGAAGGTCGCGCCCGATAACGGAATGGAGGCCAGGATATCGAAAGGTATCCTGGCCTTTTTCGTTTGCTGTTGTAGCTCAGTCGGTAGAGCACCGCTTTTGTAAAGCGGGGGTCGCGTGTTCAAGTCACGCCGACAGCACCAATCATTCCACGGAGCCAAGATGCTTACGCCAGTAGCTTGTACAATTGTTGATTGGCAAACATATATTGCCATTCACGAGAAGCTTGGTATACCTGCGCCTACACGGGCGTTAGATGGTATTGGATTAGATCCTAAGTCACCCGCTAGTTTCCTTGCCACTGTTGGTGGCCTGGATCCTACGAGTAACTTGCGTAGGGCTTATGTTAATAAGCATACCGATCTAATCCACATGATATATGTTATCGAATCGGAAGATGATCTACTGGCTAATCTGCAACAGACTAGACTCGTGTGTGTTAATCATGGTGAAGTCACATTTCTAAGTGGTACTTTAACACAGTTCATGGATGCGATTATCTCTTGTTCAGTACGCAACAATCCGTTACTAAGACTGATGAACGCGCTGTTCGTATATCTCGATAGAGGCGGCTTCAAAGAGTGCTTCTACGATTACACACGCGAGTCAGACAACTCAACATTCACACTCAAACATAGATAAGGCGGTTTCTAATGCTAGCAAAAGGCCAAGTTAAGTTAGTTAAGATGCGTGTAGGTGACTACATGTATCCGGTCACGCTCACATGTACCGGTACACGCATTGAGACACAGTTCGGCTACAATCCGAAGTTGCAAGCTGAGATTAAGATGATGCAGGGAGCCAAGTATCATGGCTTCGATGAAACTAATCCTCGCAAGATGTGGTCGGTAGCAAACTCATTCCGCAATTGGTTCCAGATTAAGTACCTAATGGGTGAGAACCCTTATGCATGGTATGACCGTAAGCCATTGGAGTTGACGTTTGATCGTGACCTGATGAGCCATCAGAGGATGATGGTTAATCATGGCATGACATATCACTACATGATATGGGCGTGCGAAATGGGCACTGGTAAGTCGCTCGCGGCCATCGAGATTGCCGAGCGTTGTGGTTATAAGGATATCTGGTACATCGGTCCTCGCAGCGGTGTCAAGGCTGTTGGCCTTGAGTTAATCAAGTGGAATGCTAAGGTCAAGATTCGCATGATGACGTATGAGCAACTTGTCACGATTGTCCAGAACTGGAAGCCGGGTGACCCTGCTCCGCAGATGCTAATCTATGATGAAGCTTCCAAGATTAAGACGCCAACGGCTAAGCGTAGCCAGGCTGCATATCATGTTGCAGAAGCAATGAGGGCTGAACATGGCATCGAAAACTCAATCTGTCTCCTGCTCTCTGGTACGCCTGCACCGAAGTCACCTGTTGACTGGTGGCATCTTGGTGAAGTCGCTTGTCCCGGATTCATCAAAGAAGGCGATATCCATAAGTTCAAGAATCGGCTGTGTCTCGTTGAGCAGCGTGAGTCCCTCTCAGGCGGAATGTATCCGCATCTGATTAGCTGGCTCGATGATGACAAGAAGTGCAAGACCTGTGGACAATATGCCGATCATGGCGTCCATATGCTGCACAGCAAGAAGGACGCTGTTGACGCTACCTTGAATAAGCTCCAGGGATTCAAGTTCGGTGGCAAGACTGAGGAAGCTGCTAAGCCTACTGAGGCTAAGCCTACCAGTGTTGAGCCTCATGCTTGGGCGCCGTCCAAGAATGAGGTTGCCTATCTCTATGAGCGCATGAAGGGATTAGTTATAGTTCTGTTCAAGAAGGACTGCATGGACCTTCCTGAGAAGCGGTACGTTGAACTTCGTGCCAAGCCTACTGTTGACATGATCCGTGCTGCTCGTATGATTACTGCGCAGAGTCGCCGCGCTGTCCAAGCGCTAACATTACTAAGAGAGTTATCAGATGGCTTCCAGTACGAAGAAGTTGAGACTGGTGAAGTGCATTGCTCTGCTTGCGCTGGTGTCGGCGAGCGCGAGATACCAGTACCGATTGATGACATTGATTTAACGGCTCCGACTACTGGTGAAGGCAAGTTCACCCTCAAGATGACGCCTTGTGACAAGTGTGATGGCTCGGGCTACATGCCCAAGATGAGCCGTGAAGCACATTTCGTCGGTAGCCCGAAAGACGAGCTACTAATCGACCTGCTTGAGGATCATGAAGAGGTCGGTCGGTGCATCGTGTGGGGTGGTTTCCAGGCCACGATTGATCGTATCGTTGACCTCTGCCACAAGCAGTCCTGGTCAACGCTTCGAATCGACGGCAGAGGATATCACGCTACTGATCCGCTTGGTAACGCACTTGACGCTAATGAGTGCTTAATCGCTATGGACGCCTCGCATAAGGACTCAAAGGCACTTAGGGAGAAACATGATCGACTATGTGTCGTCTCCAATGCTAAGGCCGGAGGAATGGCTCTTACTTTCACGGCCAGTCCGAGTGAAATCTTCTACTCCAATGGTTTCGATGGTGAAGCAAGATTCCAAGCAGAGGATCGTTTTCACCGTCGAGGCGCAGATAAGAATCGTGGATGCACCATCTACGATATCATCTGCCTTCCTTCAGACCTGTTAGTCCTGAATAATCTCAAGAAGAAGCGTAAGTTGCAGGACATGTCGCTCGGTGAACTATCGCTGGCTATGGAGGCCAAATGAGCAGCGAACAAGCACGATTACTCAGATCAGCAGTTGATCTACATAAGTCGATCATGCTGATGACTGAGACTTGGGCGAAGTGTCGGTCAAAGGATCCTAAGACTAAGGTTGGTTGTTGTATCTACGATCCTAAGACTGGCACAATGTTGTTCGGATACAACGGTTTCCCTGTCGGCATCGCCGACTTTGATTACCGCTGGGAACGTCCGACCAAGTACGAGTATGTTATCCATGCAGAAGAGAACGCTCTTCTCAAGGCCGTGCATTGTGCGTTTCCTGTAGATAGGGCAACACTCTACTGTACACATAAGCCGTGTCACAAATGCATGGGTAAGATTATCCAGATTGGTATCAAAACGATTATCTATCAGCATAAGCATGATGATTCAAAGATTACTGACGAGTTAGCTCGCGAGGCACGGATTAGGCTTGAGTGTTTGGCCGACTATGAGATTCCATTCTGATTTGATTAGCAGTTATATTTTGTAAAGTTTTGCCGTATAGTATGTTAGAGGATAGGCACCTATGCCTGTTCTGATTTGATTACCTCCAACAAGGATTATCATGGCTCTTGCATCGACTGTATTAGAAATCCCGATTAGCGAAATATTGATTGACGAGGACTTCAACTGTCGTGGGCAGATTGCGCCTATTGACGTTGTTGATCTTGCCAAAGATATCGAACGTCAGGGATTAATTCAACCTGTCACAGTGATGGCGGTTGAAGGATTACCAGACGGTAAGAAGTACAAGCTTCTTGCTGGTTTCCGGCGCTGCAAGGCTCATATTGTTCTGAAGAAGCCGACAATCTCAGCCGTCATACGTCTGGACAAGCTGACCGACGCTGACGCTCGGGTGATTAACCTAGCTGAGAACCTGCATCGCAAAGACTTAAATGTTCTCCAGGAGGCCAAAGCGATTAGGCATTTGTTCATCTTCTTTGGAGAAGCTGAAGTTGCCAATCGTCTCGGTCAGTCTCGCGGCTGGGTCCAGATACGTGCCATGCTTCTCAAGCTGCCCGAAGTCGTGCAGAAGGAAGTTGAAGCTGGCATGATTAGCCACACGAACATTCGTGAGCTATATGCGATCCATCGCGCTGGCAACATGGACAATCTCTACGCTGCTGTCCGCAAGATTAAGGACGGTAAGCTCAAAGGCTTGAAGAAGGTGACAGTTAATCCTGCCATCATCGGCCAAGAGGCTACTGGTAAGTTATTAAGGAATAAGAAAGAAATGGAGGCCATGACAATGTTCCTAGTCGATAGAAAGTGTAAGGGCCTGCATACTCGATTACTGGCATGGGCAGCTGGAAACGTATCGACAGAAAATATCGTTACTGATATTTCAGCTTGGGCCGATGATCAGGGCATCGAGTTCGTTCAACCTACAAAAGAAGAATTAGAGGCAATATGCGCGCGGTGACTCCTGAAGTGTTCTTAATTTCCAAGACAAGTGATCTGGAGATTAACGAATACATGAAGTCGATTGGTAGTCCGGCCTGGCAACCTGATGATTCAGTTAGCGATAGCGAGAATCTGGTCGAAGCTGCTGGTCGCATGTGCTATCGGTCTTGGGAGCCTTATAACAGCGAAAAGAAGGACGCTACTAATCCTAACGTCACTCGTGTTCGCAAAGGCAACGCGGCCTACATCGCTAATCTTCTTGAGACTGGTCATGGTTGCTACGACAAAGAAACAGAGGTTCTGACAAAAGATGGTTGGAAGTTCTGGGCTGATGTAACGATGACAGATGAGTTTGCCACTATTAATACTAAATCATATAAGATTAGCTATCAAAAACCTAGCCGTCTAGTGCGCTTCACGCACAAAGGACGCATGTATCAAGTGGATAGCCCAGAAGTGGATCTACTTGTTACACCTAATCACAAGATGTTTGCGTGTGAGACAAGGACAAAGACTGGCCGCAAGAAAGAAAACTACGGGCTAATCATGGCATGGCAGCTTGACTGCGATAGCCATGCATATATGAAGAACGCAGCTCCGGTGGCAAGTGATGATTTGCTTGAGAGTGATATTGCTTTTGGCAAGCTGTTAGGGTTCGCTATCGGAGACGGTCATTACAGTCAAGAGCGCCTAGAGTTTCATCTAAGGAAAGAGCGCAAGATTAGCTACCTTCGTAGCATTTGCGACAGCGCCGGACTAAAATTAGAAGAAGATGGCGACAAGTTCTATGTGCGTTTCAGCACGGTATATGAGAAACAGTGCTTTGAGAATATGTACCAAGCTAATGGTGAGAAGCAGATACCGATTAATATAACTGCTATGTGCTTTGAAGAACTCGAAGCTCTATATGACGGGCTAATCAATAGTGACGGCTGCACGACCGACACTGGCATCTGTTATGACACAGTTAGCGCTAAGTTAGCCGGTCAGTTTCAGCAACTATGTCTGCATCTTGGCAAATCAGCAAACATCTCGCAAGCCGATTGCTATAAGGATAGAACTACTTCCTTTGGGACCAAGCCGATTTATCGGTGTTATGTGATTGAGCGCAATAATCGGCCTATTGTCAATAAGGTGAAAGGTGCTAAGGGCAGAACAAACTGGATAGAAAACTGGGAAGGCGAAGTGTTCTGTGCTGAAGTCCCTAATCACACGTTGTATGTCAGACGTAACGGTAAGCCAGTTTGGTCTGGTAATTCAGTCCTAGAACATGCAAACATGACATTCGTCCTCAAGGACGTTAGCCGGGTCGTGACACATGAGCTTGTTCGTCATCGTGCCGGATGCGCCTATTCTCAGGAGTCCTTACGTTACGTTCGTCTCACCGACATCAAAGCTTCGATTCCTGATTGTTTCGCAAAGAATCCCGAGGCGCTTGCACTGTTCACCAGTACGATTGAACATCTTGAGTTCGTACAAAGCCAGTTGGCTGAAATCTATAAGACTGACCTCGGTGGAACGGACTTCGCCCGCAAGAAGGAACTCACATCCGCCTTTCGTCGTCTGGCACCAATTGGATTGGCCACAAGCATCACCTTCACAGCTAACATTCGTGCGCTACGTCATATAATCGAAATGCGTACCGCAATGGCTGCTGAGGCCGAGATTAGGCTCGTGTTCAAGCAGGTGGCTACCATCTGCAAGACCGAGCATCCGAATTTCTTCTCCGACATGACAATCGGCTCGGACGGCGTGTGCTCGTTCGAGCATTCGACCTGAGCTAACAAGCTCTTAACTTGGTTCAAGAAAGGACCATCATCGTGCCAAAGCATTTTACCGCTGAAATGACTCGTGAGACTGCCGAAGCAATCGGCGCTAACACGAATCACTGTGTTACCGGCTACTACTTCTTCCGCTTCCTGGAAGGGATTAAGGTCGGCGAGACCTTGGTCCCGCTCAAGGTTGCGCTGACTGGTGAGTTCGCTCAGAAGATGGGCGTCGAAGGCAAGATCATCACGGTCAAGCCCACTGGTTTCTTCGACGAGGAAGGCGTGCGCATCGACGACATCTGGACGATTAATCTAGTTCTCGGCGAGACGAACTTCAAGTTCGGTGTGCGCTTCAAGTGGGAAGTGACGCCCGACAAGCAGAAGATGTTCGTGAACTAATCGTTCACATGGTCGTGACCGAATTAGCCGGTCGCGTAACTTGGAGGCTATTTGCAAGCCTCCTGACCATGAATGGCTGTGAAAGGATTAACACTCGTTGTGTTAGTCTGAGTCTTAGCGGGCAACACAGCCATTCATAGTCAGGAGAAACAACGTGGGAGGATTAAGTGAGCTGGCACTATTTGCAGGGGCAGGTTTCGGCATCCTGGGAGGCAAGCTCCTTGGATGGCGCACCCGATGCGCTGTTGAAATTGATCCCATACGTCGAAGGATGCTCTTTGAGCGCCAGCGCGATGGGATGCTCGAAAGATTCCCGATATGGGATGATGTACGATCTTTTGATGGCAAACAATGGCAAGGTGCCATTGATGTTGTCACCGGAGGATTTCCTTGCCAAGACATTAGTGGCATGGGCAGCCGCGAAGGATTATTGGGAGATAAATCGGGTCTGTGGAGCCACATGGCAAGGATTGTCGGCGAAGTTAGACCCACTTACGTGTTCGTGGAAAATGTCAGGAATCTCACTCGACAAGGACTCGGCGTCGTGCTTGGCGATTTGGCCACTCTCGGGTATGATGCAAGGTGGTGTTGCCTGGGAGCAGACGAGGTCGGTGCTAATCACAAAAGGGACCGTATCTGGATTCTGGCCTACTCCTACTGTGCAAGGGGATGCCAGACGCGAGACAATCAGAAAGCCAGGTCAGCTATCGCATACTGGCACGACGCTCCTCGATGCGGTGATGCTGTATCCTACGCCAACGAGCAGCGATTACAGACGTTGCGACCCAAACGAGCGCCGGGGACAATTGACTTCAATGTTCAATGGTGGGCTTCTGAACCCAGATTGGGTAGAGTGGTTGCAGGGTGTACCAATCGGTTGGACCGGATTAAAGCCATTGGGAATGGACAAGTACCAGCAGTGGTACAGGCTGCATGGACTATCCTTGGAGGAATCACTTAAGATAAAGGCAATCAAATGATCATCAGCAACTCTACGTTGATTCATTTCAAGTGTGCCGGCGGACCTGGCTGCTGTGGCTACGAGGAAGATGTAGGTGTTGGCATCCAGATGGGCATTGTGGTAATCGGTTCAATATCGATTATCTGCCCTAAGTGCGGTAATATCACAGTAGCTAATCCTGTGACAATTGCTGTACGTGCGACACCTGTTAAGTGACTAACCAATATACACCCTAAGGGTGACCATGACAACGGAAACTATGCCTGCAAATCAAAATCGCGACCCTGGTGAGAAAACTCATCAGGGTAGTTTTGTGTATATTGAAAAGATTATTGAAGGTTTTCCACATTATGCTATTGCAAACAACGGTAATCTAATAAGTCTAACTAGGTACGTTAAAAATGGCAACGGATTAAAACTAGTTACAAGAAAAGTATTGGCAGGTAGCGTCGGTAAAGATGGTTACAAAATAGCTACAATAAGTAATGACACTGAATCGGTCACTGTTAGTCATCACAAACTAGTTGCGGAATATTTCTTACCCACTAAGCCGACTGATTTGCATGTTCCGAATCATAAAGACGGCATCAAAGTAAATAACCACATTAATAATCTTGAATGGATGACACGGAAGGAGAATACAGAACATGCTATAGTGGTTTTAGGATGGAAACCAGTTGGTGTTAAAGGGTATGCTAATCCTTTGTGCAAACGTTCTCCGGAACTAATACTTGAAGTTAAAAGACTAAAGGCATTCGGTATAAAGCAAATAGAAATTGCTAAGACAACTAAATTAAGTCAAACTATTATCTCTAGGATATTAACCGGAGTATACGATGCCTAAGTTCACTTACATAGATACTGAGACCTGCGGCCTATACGGCCCAATTGTGCTAATCCAATATGCTCACGACGATGGCGAGGTACAACTCTATTGCCCGTGGGAAAATCCTGTTATTGATACTTTGAAGCTATTTGAAAGCTTCTTGGAATCTGATTGTCTAGTATTTTTTAACGCGACTTTTGACTGGTTTCATATAGTCCAGATGTATACAACGATGTGCTTATTAGACGGTGATAAGGAACCGGACATAGAGGAATATGCGATTGCAGAAGCTAAGGCACACTCTGGACCGTGTATAAAGCCTAAAAGTGCACTGGATCTGCTACTGCATGCACGAAAAGGGCCATACCAGTCAATGATGGAGCGCGAGGACGTAAGAATCAAGAAGATCCCGCGTGTGTTAGCTAGTCCGTTAATTGAAGAACTTAATCATCGTATCAAGTTGAAAGATACATATTTTGCGCGTAGGAAGGATCGCAAACAGCGGTGGAAAGCACATGATATCACGGATGATCTTGGTGATGTTGTGCCTGATTTCGTTGATCTTGTTCTGGCTTTTGCACCAAGTAGTGCCTTAAAAGCCCTGGCCCAAGATGCTCTCGGCTATGATCCAGATGAGATTACCGTCTTCAAGGATGTTGAGCTTGATCTAACGCTGCGACCTGTTGAGCATGGATTTGCTCCATTTGCTATGAGTGTCGGTAAGCCGGGATTAGGTAACTGGAATAAGGCATGGCCGGCTGTAATCAAAGAGCATCTTACACACTGGCGTTTTAATAAAATGGCTCGTGAGTATGCTAAGGATGACGTTAAGTATACGCGCCAATTACATTATTTCTTCTCAGCACAGATACTTGGTTATTCGGATGACGAAGCTAGGACTATCGCTAAGAGCGAGAATCCCACTGAATTAATCATGGGTGGTGATGACGACTCGATCCTAGCCTGCATGGTTGCTGGTGTTAGGTGGCGCGGCTACGAGATTAATATTGAGAAACTGACAGAGCTACGTAAGAGTGCTGTTAAGACACAGGCCGAGTCAAAGTATAACTTCAATAGCGTGGACGTTACACGCAAGTATCTCGGTCAGGTTCTCACGCCGACCGAGTCTTTGGTTATGTCGCGTGATAACAAGATCAGTACAGAGGGTATAATCCTTGAAGAAATTGCTAAATGGAAGGTTGAGTCCATCTGCGAGGCATGTGGAGGCATTGGATGCAGTACATGCAGCAATGAAGGGACCATTAAAACAGATGAACGTCATCCCGCAGCCTTGCGGGCGCAAGAGATCCTTGATTATCGTCACGCCGGTAAGGAAATCGAGCTGTATGATAAGTTGCTTCTTGCGGGTCGATTTTTCGCTAGCTTTAATGTTATTGGCGCACTCTCGGGTCGAATGTCGGGTGCTGATGCACTTAATCCTCAAGGAATTAAGCGCACTAAAGAAGTACGCTCATGCTTCCCTCTTGCACCAGAAGGTTATCAACTCACTGGTGGAGATTTCGCTGGATTCGAAGTCTGCCTCGCGGACGCGGTCTACAACGACCCCGAGCTACGAGCCGACCTACTTACCCGTAGACCCTGTAAGAAATGCGCCAAGACTACGAAGAAAGCACCCGGCACTGGTGAAGCGTTCGAGTGGGAAAATAACGGCGAGAAGATAGCCCTAGTCAAACATGCTAACTGTGGAGACTGTGCCGGCACTGGATTAGAAGATACCAAGATCCACGCGCTATTCGGACAGTTCCTGTTTCCGCCAAATACTTACGATCAGATTTATGATAGTAAGGGATTACCCGGCGATAAGGATCTATACTCACGCAGTAAGCAGGGTGTGTTCGCGCTGCTGTATGGTGGTGAAGCTTACACACTTGTTACTAGGACAGGCGTCCAAGAGGCTGTCGCTAATGAAGCCTATCAACGTTGGATCCAACGGTATCTAGTGTGGGGCGAAGCTCGTAAGAAGATTATCACCATGTTCTGCTCCATGAAGCAGACTGGCGGGCTAGGTAGCAAGGTCGAGTGGGAAGATCCTGCCGATTACATCGAGTCCATGCTTGGCTTCAAGCGTTACTTTACTCTTGAGAACATGATCTGCAAGGCACTGTTCCAATTAGCTGAAGATCCGCCTAAGGAATGGTTCAAGTTCAAGATTAAGGTCGTACGTCGGGATCGCGAGCAGACGGTAGCCGGTGCCGTTCGTAGTGCGCTCTTCGGAGCAGCTTTCGCGATCCAAGCTGGTAACATGCGTGCTGCTGCTAATCACGTTATCCAGTCGTCTGGCGCGCAGATTACCAAGCAGTTGCAGTGCAAGTTGTGGGAGATTCAACCTGCTGGCGTGCATGAATGGCTAGTCATTCCGATGAATATTCATGACGAAATCATGAACCCATGCAAGCCGCATGTCGTGCCACTTATCCAGCCGATTATCGACGCGTTCATAACCAATCTGCGTACATACGTGCCTCTAGCTGGCATTGACTGGTCTAATAACCTAAAGACATGGGCTGATAAATGATTATCACTAGACAGAAACTAGACCCAAAGAGCCTGATCCTTACAGGGCCAGACTTGCATACTGTTTCGATGGAGTGCTATCACTGTCACGGTGTCACTAAGGTGCATGACGTACAGATTATCGATGCAGTAGCAGACATGTATAGGCAGATGTACGAGGATCTAAAAGGTAGAATGAATGAGGCAATCAGAAACAGTCACATGATACACGGCGATGATCCTATGCGGCAGGATTTCGTAGCCGCCCTAATCAAGATACGGGAGTCCTTGTGAAACTAATCGACCTACCGCCTAATCAGCACAAGTCCAAGTCTCTTGATAAGGGCATTGATGTTTTCGCTCCTAAGTATCGGCAAGGCAGCAAACGCTACCAGTTGCAAGGATTAAAACGTTGGGAGAAGGCTCATCCAGATGCAGTAAGCGAAGGTGAGTTTGAGCCAGAAGATTCAGGACTCTCATTTCAGGATACTTTCTGATGAGCTTTGAACCTACAGAAGATTTCCTAGTTCTGACAAATCTACAGATGATACGCCAGCACAGAGCTTGGTTAGATTGCGAGTTCACATTGTATCAGAAGTTATGTCATAATCGTGAAGTTGTTCTTGAACTACAGTTAAAGCTGATTAAAGCCTCATACAAAAAGGAACAACGTGACGCCGCTCGCCGCACTAACTCAAAAACTATCTGACGTAAGACACATGATACATGTGGTTAGTGGGTGTAATTTCTGTAAGGTGTACGAGCGGTGCAAAGATAAAGACTATATTGATACGGTGATTAAGGCTGGCGACAGAGTGGCATTGGACAGCTGGATGAAAGCAAATCAGAACCTCGATGATCTGTCTATACGCGAGTTGCGTGTGATGGCATCGAACAAACAGATTCCATGCTACTCCCGCATGGATAAATCTACCTTAGTAAAGGCCCTCAATGTCAAGCACCCTTAAGCAAATAGTTTCAATGTTGGAAGATATGCGTCCAACACTGGAACGCGTCAAATTAGGAGATAAGTTTGTAATCTTTGCCAACTGTGATAAATTGCCAGGTTATTGTCTAGAAGATGCGATGAAGTGGTTGCATGAAGTCTACACGACGACGTTCAAAGAGTGTCAACGTATCAGGCGCATGCAATCCGAGGAAATGTGGAAGCGTTACGAGGCCTGGGGCGATGAGTTCGCCGACCACCGTGAAGTGAAGCTGTATGCGGAACGGCTGGTTATGTTCAAGCAATCTTGCCGTAACCGTCCATTAATCTTCAAGCATAATAGCTGTGAAATGGCTATTACCGAGAATCAGAAGGCCAAACCAAAGAATAAGGCTAAGAAGCCTAAGAAGGACGACGCATGAAAATCAAGCTCCCCCGTAAGATTCTCGCCTCTAAGCTCTTGAAGCTTAAGATGGCTTGCATGACAGATCACGCCAATCTCATGTATCCTCATATGGATGCAGCCTACATGCGCCAACGTGCTAAGGAAGAGATTATCAGCAATGGTGATTTAGCCATGGCTCAGCGTCTCTTAATCATGGCTGATGTGAAGGATGAACATGAATCCAAAAATAGCAAGAAGTAAGCGTGGTCCGGAACATATCATACAGGACGACATTATCTGTATGCTTAAAAATTATAACTGGTTCGTAAAAACATTAAGTAGCTCACAGTTCCAGTCCGGCATGCCAGATTTATTTGCCTGCCATACACGTTATGGCATACGATTAATCGAAGTTAAATTACCGGGAATGGTAGGCAGCAAGTTCACGTCTGCGCAGCTTGAGGACTTCCCGAAGCTAACTGCAAATGGCGCAGGTGTGTGGATACTCACAGCAGCCACAGAAGAAGAGTATAAGAAGTTATTTGAGAGATTTAACTGGTGGAAATATTTGGATATAATGAAATGATCTGGAAGCAAATTCCCAGCCAGCCGACTATTGAAGCCAGTGAAGATGGTCAGATTAGAGACTTAGATACAAAAGTAACATTTATTACTTTTCTAGCTGGTGGGCACGACGGAAAAGGTTATAGAGCTTTCTGCTTATCAGGAAGTAGAGTAATGCTATTTGTGCATAGATTAGTTTGTGAAGCCTTTCACGGCCCTAGTAGTCTTGACGCAGATCATGTCGATGAAAATAAAATGAATAATGCAGAATCAAATCTACAGTGGCTTACGCACGGCGCAAATAGCAGCAAAGCAAATAGACTACGTATACGCACAAGCCATGAAAAGATTAATCGAGGAAAAGCTCAGCGAGGCGAGAATAATCCTATAGCGAGATTAACTGACGCAGATGTTATTGTTATTAAAAGGCAATTATTATTCGGTATAACGCACGCTGAAATAGCAAAAAGATTCAAAGTCGCCAAGTCTACAATAGGCAATATCAAACAAGGAAACAGCTGGAAATCTATAGGAGTAATGAAATGAGCTACAGAGAACACAGTGTAGTACCTGCCTTTATAGCTATGCTAGTTATAGGATTCTTAATAGGTATACCTGTAGCTACCGCTGTTAACGATAACTACTGGAACAAGAAGCTAGTGAAAGAAGGCAAGTATTATTGGGTCGTAGACGAGAACGGCTACACGAATCTGGTTCCAAAATGAAGATTAAGTACGGAAACTATACGTACAAGATTAGCACGTATAAAGATATTGGTAGTGGTCTTGCAGAAGTTACTTTTGTCCGCAAACTAGCCAAGCGCACGATCATGGAGAAAACGATTGTGCGCGAGGCAGAAATAATGTTAGAAAGAAAGGCTACGCCGCCATGAAACGATTAGGCATATTTGTTGACGTCAGTAATTTGTATTACTGCACTGAGAAGCAGTATCGGAAGAAGATTGATTATGCTAAGTATTTGGCCTTCTTGAACGATTTCGGAACAGCAAAATTCTCTATTGCCTATGCTGCTGTTATGGGTACACAAGCTGATGGCTTCCTGCATGCTCTAGCCGAGCTAGGTTTCCAGGTCAAGACCAGGACACCTAAGGAATATTCCATCCCTGGTGGCGGTGTTAAGCATAAGTGTGATTTCGATGTACAAATAGCATTGGATATGGTGCATATGCAATCACAAATGGATATGTGCATACTTGGTTCTGCTGACGGTGACTTGACACCAGCAGTCAAGTACCTGACGATACCAACGGTAATCTTTGCTTGCGGTATCAGTAACGAATTAGCCAAGTCGGCTAAGGCGGCCATCGAGATTCCACCTTCAATCCTTATAGGATAATCATGATCATTATAGTCGCTTGCGGCGCATTAGCTTTAGGCTATATGTTTGGTACGATACATAATTATCCTAACGGAAAGAAGAGCGAAAAGCTTAATGCTGAAATTGTCGACAATATAATGCTCAAGGAACGCAACAAGGCTATGGCTAAGCGCGATGAGGCATTAGCTGAGAATGCGCGCCTGATAGTAGAGTCCGTGGTTATGGGCAACGAGCTTAAGGCAATAGATGGGCCGTCTGGTTTCGGTAACTGTATGGCACTACAAGGATTAACACTAGTAGGTAAAGCTGGTAAATGTGTGCGTACGATACGCGAACTGCATTCTATCCTGCGTGATTATCCGAAGGGTCAGGATGATGGCACGTGGATTAAGCGTGTTGATGAGGCACTAAAATGCTGATCTGGAAGCAGGTACCAAGCTATCCGTGGATTCTAGCAAGTAACACTGGCCTAGTTAGAAGTACAAAATCTGGTGTGCAATATAGCCAATGTGCTGACAAAAGAGGCTATCTAAGGATTTGTACTTCTATAGATGGTTGCAATAAGTTGATCTTTGTTCACAGATTGGTATGTGAAGCCTTTCATGGCCCAAGTGATTTAACAGTAGAGCATAAAGATAAATGTACCTCAAATAACAATGAGACAAATCTATGCTGGTTAAGTCTATTTAAGAACCAAAGTATATCTCACGCTGGTGAAAATAATCCGATGACTAATCTGACTAATGCACAGGTCATGGAAATACGTCGTAAGCGATTCTTTGGTATTTCTTACAAGAATCTAATGAAAGAATATGACATAAGCAAAGATGTACTAGGCAACCTATTAGCAAAGAGAACATGGAGCACCATCTAATGGCTTTAATCTTATATCCGATGATGATGCTAGATGATTCGATCTTGTGGCAGGTACTGAACAGCCAAGGCCGTGAGCTTTGGAGTCAGATGCTCCAGAAGGGCACTGATCCGATGCCATATGCTAAGACTTGCCTAAGTGGCGAGATAGTAGAATGCAAGGCTGATGATCCCCGCGTGCTAGCAGCACAGGAAGCGAGCTTTACGTGATTCTGGAGAAGAAAGAAGTCCCAACGATAGTACGCGTCGATAGAGCCTTCCTCGACTTACACGCGCCTAATCGCTATAAGCAGACGTACATTGCACCTGTGAAGAAGAAAAATATGCCTGACAAGTTGCGCGCATTCATGACGCAACCGCGCAGCACTAGGGAGATTACTGAGCATTTAGGTTGCTCGTATAGCTACGCTAAGTCGATACTGCAAGCTGCTGGTGCCAAGAATACTGTGCGTGGCACACCGCGTGCGCCCGGTATTTGGGCGTTACTGCTGCTACTGGCAACGGCATTGCATTCGTTAGAAAACGAGGTACCGTGTTGGGTGTTAGCCGGTATCATGGCGCAGGAGACTAGATCCAGCTACGCTATAGATGGTGACACGATTATTTATGTGGATCGACGTGTTGGTGCGGCAGGTGAACGTGGACCGTATCAGATGCGTCGTATAGCTTGGCAGCAGATTAAGCAGCCTGGCGAGAGGTTCGAGAATATTGCTACGGATATGCGCTATGCAGAACTGTGTGCAATGCGGTATCTGTTGTGGTTATATAACAACTCGGCCAAAGGTTCCTGGCCACATGCGATCCAGTATTACAATGCAGGACCAGGTCGGCTGAACTACAAGTATTATGCTAACGTTGTTAACAAAGCTAGGAGGGCTGGGTATGTTGATTAAGACAATCCAAATACCTGTATATGGCGGCAAGATTATTCTTGTTAAGGACAGGAAGCAATTCCACAGGTTGGCGCACAAATACAATAGAGAATGTGAACGCGATGACTACTGTTATGGTCGTTGTCTTGAGTTATCGCGTAAGGGCGTGACACATTATCTAGTTGGTGTATTTAATAATGAGGATAGGACACTGGTACATGAGCTAGCCCATGCAACAATGTGGACACTGATCCGTGTCGGTATTAATCCGTCAGACTCAAACGGCGAGACATACTGCTATCTACTAGCACAACTATACGCGGAGGCTACAAAATGAATTGTACATTATGGTGCGCAAGCTATTTGCTTGGTATTGCTCCGTCTAAGTTAATCACAGAGATAGGACACTCCGGCGAAGAGATTCTTTGGCCGGAGTATACAGACTCGCGCAAGTATCGCGGCTACTCGATAGCAGAAGTGCAAGATTGTTTTTGGATGCGTCACCAACTCCTGGCGCCTATCTTTCTGTTCCCACGTATAGCGCCAGGCTTCGATGCTAAATCTATCCAGCTATGGTCTCATGAACGGGCAGGAAAACGGCTCAACTATATGACAGCCGGCCGCAGGGCTATCGTACTTGGTCAGGTCGGAGACATAGGTCATGCAGTTGTATGGGACCAGGATCACTACGTCGATGTACGCGGATTAGCCCCGAAAACAGAGATAGCGGACTTTAGTCCGCAAGAGGTATATATCGTATGCACATGCTAAGTATGCGTAGTCTTAGTGAACGTATCAACAAACTGACACCAGCACAACGTTGGATATATAATCTTCAGCGGCATAATCTGCGCGTCAAGTCATACCCGAAGGGTCCATATGTTGCCAGGCCGTGCAGCATATGTACGTTCAGGCACCTAGAACGCAACTGTATAATCTGCGGTCGTGATTATCTTGAGATACAATTAAAAAGATTACCATACGCGATGCAAGCGTAACTTGATTTGATTAGTGCGTGTGATACAGTCTATTGGCATGGCATGTGCTAGGGGCTTGACACGATAATTGGCACGCGGGGTGCTAGGGTCCGGCCAGCGGGACCATACAGAAGGCAGACCATGGCAAGCGACCCGTTGACACTATTCCCCGGCCCGTTAATGTCGGGGATCGCCAGCCGAAAGGGCAAACGCTAGCGAATGATTTGATTAGTCCATAATCAAATCAAACCGGATGATCCAGCCTCGCGTAATCACCCCAACGCCGAAAGGCCAACGCATGACCGCATATGCATCAATCAACTTCAAGACGAAGAAGGCTCTCAAGGAGGCCGTCCAACGCGGTGAACGGATTACGGTCCGTTCAATCACACCCATGGGAACGAATCAGGTCACCAGCGGCAAGGAGGCCATCGCCGGTCCTTGGTATCCTGAACCGCACAAGTGGTACGCTCAGGTGGTAATTACGGACGGTAAGATCACGAGCGTCAAGTAATCACGAGAACCCAGCTACTATAGTGGTAGCTGGGTTCAAGTGTCAACCCAAGGAACCCTTATGAACGCAGCCTCCTGTTTCTCAGTCCATGCAGGTAGCATGGGCGACGGTGTCCCGCGCTGGATGGTACGCTCATCAATCCGCCAGGCCAAGACGCATGGCTGTAATCAGTTTCCGAGCGACGGACCACGTGGCAATCGGGCTGGTGTCGCCTACTGCTTCAAGTACCGGGCCGCGCCGGCTGAGTACAGGAAGGACTGAGCCATGCATGCCAACGACTTCATCACGAAGCGTGAAAAGCTGTGCAAGGCTCGGCATCGCGAGATAATCACGCAGGCTATATTCACCATGCAGATGCATCTGCTCTTTTGTGAGGCTCAGCTGAGCAAGGGCTGGGATGACGACGCCGAGAAAAGCGACGAGGTCTACGAGACCTGGGTCGACCAGCTTGAGGCAGAGATAGAGGCGCTGAGCAAATAACTTGTAGGCCAGGTCGGATTATCCGGCCTGGCCTTAAGTGTCGAACCCCAAAGCCGAAAGGGCTTACCCATGTTCATCCTCACCCGTTCCACCAATCGCCCTGGCCTGACCGATCCGGTCGGAGTCGGTGGCCCCGTCCAGCTGAGTTCCTTCCTCAATAAGCTGCGCCCGCGTGATCGCAGCGCGATAATCGCCCTGGAGCCTGGCCAGCGCGCTCCCGCGATCCTCTGCCCGTTCGATGGCGACATCGGCTTCCCGGTCGAGGTCTTCCGCTGCCCCGGTGGCAACGAGCATGACGCACACTTCAACGGTGCGCTCAAGGCTGCGCGTGAGGGTGTGCCTTCGCCACTCAATAATCTCACGATGCGTCAGGCCAGGATCGTGAACAGCGCCTTGAGTGTTGCAAGTATGAAGCACTAATCACGAGAAGCCAGGCATCGTAGTGGTGCCTGGCTTCAAGTGTCAACCCTAATAAGGCACCATATGCTCACCCCACTCAATGCCAAGTACGCCAAAGCCAAGCAGCCTGTAATCTGCTTTGAAGACTACCAGTTCGGGCTTGGAACTGCAATACAGATCTATGATCGTGCTGAACGTGAGTGTGTCTGTACTGCTAGCGTGAATGTCGGTGGACTTGAATCTGGGCACATTGCAATCAAAGACTATAGCGAGAATGAAGGCATACTTGCCTGGCTGATCGAGAACAAGATTGTTAGCAAACCAGTTCGGTTTGTTGGTTCCGGTTACGTCGAGATTCCGATCTGCAAGTTACTTGTTGATTGTAAGGCTGGTATTGAATGATTATCAAATGGCTAGGTGAGGCAATAACTGGCTTAGAGACTGGCGAGATACGCAGAGTAAGAACATATACAGGATTCAAGATACTGCTTGAGTTACGCGATGGCAGCGGCGATCTTGGCTGGTTCGATTTAAAGGATATCGAACCGGCTGATACCGATGCTAAGGTGCTGTTAACTAGATTAAAGCGTATTGCGCACTATAGACGCAAGATGTGCGATATGTGTAACGGTACTGGTCGTATTAGTAATCACAAGTGTCCAGTGTGCTTCGCTGGTGAAGTAGTAGACCTTGAACAATTAAAGGTAGCCAATGAACATCCACTCTCCCGCTGAAGTAATCGAAACGATGTGTCTCTTGACACATGACGCCAATGATGTGTCAATTGAGGTTGAGTACGAGACGATTATCGTCAAGGCACAGAAGGTGAACAGTTTCTCGATGCGCTGGTCATATGAGGGCTACGGCAACGAGCGCGTGCGACAGATTGCTAAAGAGTATCACTTAGTGCTGATGAAAGCTCAGCGTGAAGAGAATAAGCCTTACTAAAGGAAACATGACACAAACTATACAATCAATACGTGTGCTTACAACAGCATATAAGCTAGGCTACAGAATAACAAAAGCTGGTATAGCGTTGGGTCCTAATTTTAATCTGCTCAGGCAAGAAACACCAGATTAAAGTACATAGACTACAAGCATATCAGAAGTATGGTGACAAAATATTTGAGAAATACTTAGAAGTTAGACACAAGAATAGCAATAAAATGGACAATACTTGGGATAATATTTTATTAGGCACTCATAGTGCCAATATGATGGATGTACCTAGAGAAGTTAGAGTTGAGCGTGCAATTAATGCCAATAATCTAAAATTGGCAACTCCGTACTGATGAGTCCTGAGTGGACGAAACATGGTTAGCTTGAACCGAGTGGTGCGTTACTAAAGGGTGAAACCCTTTGACCCTCACCTAAATAGCTAATCATGTATACGGCAGAGAGTAATCGATGGTGAACGTGCTATAAGCACCGGATGGCCTCCCTGGCTGTTCACTGACCAAGATTACTCGAAGCAAAGTGGCCATAAGCCAGCCACTGAAAACATATAGGCATAGGATTAAGGCAGCAGGATCAAAGACGTAGTGCCGGAACAAGGGTACAAGATACGGGAAACAAGTTGGGACAATCCGAAAGGAGGGAGCCTGCTGAGTTACCGGTTGCCTGTGACGCTACATAATCTTTGGGAACATACGGTTGGCTTAGCCAACAAACCGAAGCCGGTGACATGGCTGCGGTGCTGCTGATTGCTGGGAACGGTGTAGCTGACGCTACACGCCTGAGACCCTATCCGGCTTAGTCACCCAATCAGTGACCGGACAAATATGGGATACGAGCGTCAACTCGCGGCCCTAGATAATAGAGAAGATGGTAGGACCTACTATCTAATCCATCAGTGGGGACGCGCCGATAGTCGCAGGCCCACATTAATCTCTAAGGTGCTAGTAAGTATATTGTGGAAGCTGTAATCGCGATTCCCTTAGGTGGAGCAGCGACCAGTCAGCGGACTTCTGGCCTAGTACCTGACAAGCTAATCGGCCGCACGGTTGGCCTCTGTTAATGAGCGGAAGGTGTACCGGATGTTTGCCGTGTCCGGAACCATAGACAGGATTAGGGCAACCTGATTCAACGGCGTTTCGGGGTATGTTGGAATAGCAGACAAAACTGATTTAAAATCAGTCGGCAGAAATGCCATCCGAGTGCAAGTCTCGGTACCCCGATTAATGCCTGTATGGCGTAACTAGCAGCCGCGATAGCTTTAGGAGCTATTGTCCGTAAGGACGTGTCAGTGCAAGTCTGACTACAGGTAATCTTTTGGGCCGTTCGTACAACGGTTAGTACACGGGTCTTATAAGCCTGTTACGATTGTTCGACTCAATCACGGCCTACCACAAGGATAATCATGGCAGTCTGGAGACAAACAACACTGGTAGATTATTTAGAAGTTAGCGACGAGGGTGGACTTAGAAACAAGCACACCAAGTTACCATATGAACTGTCTATGACTAAGAGCGGATACTACAGTATCCACGTGACAGCACATGAGAAATATTTCCTGCACGTGCTTATAGCCGCAGCTTTCTTAGGTCCGGCAAACGGATTAGAGGTTGATCATAAGGATAGAAATAAGCGCAATAATCGGCTGACTAATCTTTGGTATAGAACTCACGCTCAGAATTGTCAGAATAGAATTAGCAATAATAAGGGCGTATTAAATAATACTACAAGGTTAACTGAGAATGACGTTAAAGAGATTAGAAGGCAGTGCCTATTTGGCATTACTTATGCAGAATTAGGTAGGAAGTACAAAATGCACCCTGATTCAGTCAGAAGTGCAGCAGTCGGTAAAACTTGGTCACATATTAAGTAACCAGCAGCTAATTGCTGCATAACGCCGTAAGGCACTAGGATAGAAAATGTCGATTAACCCATCACGCGAACAGACCCGTCTGAACAAGACGATCCAGCAGATCAAGGACACGGAAAAGGAAGTGGCCAGCCTCACTTCCAAGGCGACCAACATCCGCGAGCACTTCCACGCGCCCACCGCGACCCTCAACACGAACCTGGCCAAGATCGACGCCCTCGTCGTCGCTCGCCAGGACGCGCTGCTGCGTCTGGAGGCCAACGCCTATCCCGATGACGATAATCGTCAGATGGACGCGGCCCAGGTCAAGGCTGCCGAAGAGTCGATCAAGAGGCTGGCCGAGGAAAACAGCTGCATTCAGGGCGAACTGAATACCCTGCACGCCACCTTCGACGCCCAGCTCGCCGAGCTGATGCATGCCTCGGGCATCCACGACCTGGCCATCTGTGCGCTCCTGGTCACCAAGCAGCAGCAGGAGGCCGCACTCCAGAGGCAGGAGGCCGATTACCCGGTGAAGCTGAAGCGCCACCTGAACCGTTGCCGCCGTCAGGGCATCGCCGATGCGCGGCTCAGCGCGCCGAAGAAGCGTGTCGCGTGAACCTCTACAAGACACATGGCAAGGGAGCAGCCATGGGTTCGCGCTGCGTAATCGCGGCGCCGACCGAACTCCGGGCCAAACAGATCCACTATCTGGAGACTGGCTACATCTGCGAGCGGATCGAGTGCGTACAGACGGAACTGGAGGCCAGCATCGCTGGTAATCCGCTGTCTGAATACTGCTTCTTCATCTGGAACGGGGACTACTGATGCAGCCACTTATTGATGACTCTACGGTAGCCGAGGTACTGATCCTGTCTGGCTACCGTAGGGTCAGCAATAAGTTCAAGACTGTTGCCAGAGTCGATAGGCCGGGTCCATGCAAACTAGGTTCCGATTACTACCGCAGAGTCAACAGTCGTGATGCAGTCACGGTATCGGCAAATGTATACAACCTCATGCGCAATTGCCGAGACTGTGATTACTGTCCGCTACATCCTTTAGTTAAGGTACTCCATGTTAATCAAGTTATCAAAAATACGCGATCATAACTTTATATTATCCGATCGTGTCAAGATGCAGCTGAATGCCATCGGCCCCGGTCCGATTGTCTCACCATTCGGTAATGAATACATCATACTGAGTGGTCGATTAGATGTGGCTGTTGCTAAGATGCAGTTGCACTCAGAGATTGAGTGTCATATCGTCGAGTCAGAAGCCGCGGAAAACGTCATCTTCACCATCCAACCCCTTGAACCCCATGACAACAATCCCAATCAATCAGATAGCACCGTTCAGCGTTAACCTAAGCGATAAAGCTGAGAATCAGCTAATCGCACTGGCCAGGCTGCATACGAATGCTCAGTGCCCGATCCTGGTCTGTGAGACAGGAACACAGCCGCCTTATATGGTACTGCATGGGATACTCAGGCTGGCAATCGCACGGGATCATGGCATAAAAGAAGCCAACTGCCTGATCGTCGAAGTGCAATGCGTCTTTGATGACGGCCAACTCACCATCACCAACCTAGGGCCAATCCGGTCCTAGGTTATTTTCGTTTTTAAGGAACATGCTATGGTAGTAATCTACCCAACCCCAATACCCATCCACTCAGACACCGGCATCCTGCATGCCGTTGGCGCGTATGCGAGCCGAAAGTATCGCGACATGGTGCTAATCTTCCAGACGGGAGAGAAGCGCTACATCCACATGACTGCCGAGGGCAAAAGGCGTGTTGGTAGCACGACGCGGATCAAGCGGCCGTCCTACAATTCGTTTGAGAAGGAGGGCTGGCTGTCATGAGAACTGAAGTCCTTGCCGCCTTAGCCCTGGCTATGGCACTGCCACCTGATACGATTATCGTGGAGCCTGAAAAGGCAAAGCCCTACCCAAAGTATCCGAATGTGCCGGATAACTTCATCCTCAGGAATCCAACAATCGACAATCGCCCGATACGCAAGTGCTATATCGGTGAACGCGTCTACGTGCGCACTAATCCTGATGAGGTACGTGCTATCGTGAATGACCTGCGTGAACGCCGTCGCTTGAATCAACTCCGTAAGCATAAGGCTACCGTATGACCGCCAATGAATACATCGTCCTGCTCTGGCTCCATGTCTACGGGCATCCGCCCGAATCGGAACCATGGGTCGAGAACGCGCTCCAGAGTCTAGATAATCGCAACATGATCATACGGCAGGGCGATAGGTTCGAGATTGGCGCACGTGGCGACGTGCTGATCGAGCACTTGAAGAAGATGCCACTGCCGGCCATGAAGTGGGTCATGCCATGAAGGTTAACTCCGGTCCATTGCCTCTGTCAGAGTATATAGCTACGCTCAAGCGTATGCGCGATATGATCGCGGCTGGCAGAGGATTATCATACGAGGACAGCACAGAGATAGGTAACAAGCATACTGAGTGTTCATGGGGACTATGTGATGATACAAAGGATCTATGGCCTGACCCGCAGTTCTACATCTGGCCCGATCAGCCTAATCGGATTGCTCCTATGCACAGACTCGATGCACATACTTGCCCGTTCCGCCAGGCCAAACCATCTGCTAATGGCTGCTTCTGGTCATGCATGATCTTCCAATCAGGAAAGCGTAATCCTCTACCGACACGGGACCAGGCACTCGCGCTGTACGATGCCAAGATTGCGGAGGCAGAGTCATGGCAGAAGCAATAACCTGCAACCACCACTGTAACGTGACATGCAATGAGTGCGGGCAGCTAGTCTGTGCAAAATGCACTGTCACCTGTCCGCACTGTAAGAAACCTCTCGTCTCCTGGACGATTAGCACGATAGGCAGGGTCAAATGCTAACAGAACTACTCGCCCGAGCCTACGCTCGTTTCCTTGCAAAGAGGAAGGATGAGATACACAACAGTGCTGTCGTCCTGCGGATCGTTAATCAAAAGATCGACGAGCTTCGGAAGCTACAGGTATATGCAGACACGAATGGCTACAGTCAAGCCATCCACTACCTGCTAGAGCAGGAAGAGGACCTGTGCAAGATCCATAAGCAAGAGCTTGAGGATTGGTTCCGCAAGTATAACCTTAATCCGAAGGACTATGATGTTTGAGACCTGCGCCTTCTGTAACGGTGACGGCCATGAATACATGCTGCCGTCCAAGGTATGCCTACACTGTAACGGCGCAGGTAAGTGGCCAGCACAGTATTGGTACTTCACCTTTGGCTTCGGACACGAACACAAGAACCGTTATGTCAGGCTGATTGGCACGCAAGAGACAGCCCACAACAAGATGATGGCACGTTTCGGCCCTAAGTGGGCAAACCAGTATGATGAAGCGACTTTCCTTCCACAGATAACCAAGTATAACCTCACGGAGCTAGTATGAGCGACACCAAGACCGATGCGCTACTCAAGCGTATCAACCCTACCATCAAGAAGCTGCTCGATGCTCAGCGCGAGCTAATCATGGCTGAGTCGCTACCCGACTCTAATGCCTATGAGGCGGCTCTGGCGCACTTCAATGCCCGTCTAGAGAACATAGCAGCGGAGACAATGCCGTGATCAAGCGTTGCGCAATAATCAGCGAGGACTGTGCTTCAACGTTTCAAGGTTTCTTCGTTAACGACGGCGTCGTGTACGATGTACCTACGAACAGAGGGCACATCGTCAAGCATAATGCTAAGTATGACTGCCGCAAGCATGTAATCTATGACGATGTGAAGTTCGATGCCAAGATGCAGTTGTGGAGAGAGTTCTGCCACGAGATTAAGCGCATTTGCCCGAAGTTCTGCAAGAGTGTGATCTGGAAGGAGAGCTTGACGATTAAGCTCATGTTCGGTAGGTATGACATCTACTGTCAGCACATAGAGCAGATGCTTGCCCTGAACGTATTGACTCAGGACGGGCGCTTCTTGCGCCTCGGTGAGAAACCCTGATGGACCTACTCGTGCCATTAGGTGGCGTGTTCTACAAGGCAGGCCCTGTCACCGTGTACATGCAGGCGCTGGTCCTGTACGTGGGGATAGACCTGTGATAGAAGCAGAAGCACTCGCGGAGCTTGTGACGAAGCTCCCTGCATCCCGTGACGTGATTATAACTGAGCATATGCCGCTATGTTCACAGATCGGTCGCTGGTATGCACGCAAAAACAGGCGGCAACCTGATGACCTAATCTCGGCCGCGTACCTAGGACTCGTGCAAGCAGTCCAATGGTCATGTGAAGGCAGGTTGAAGGATCACAACATCACGCCCTATATTGTTGTGACCGTGCATCGGTTCTGTCGTGACGCCATCGAGGCCGATCACACAGTCATAATCGAGCGACGAGCTAGGAAAGAGTACCGAGAAAAGAAGGGCGAAGGATTATCGGCACAGTTAACTGATCAGCACGTAATCGAGGCACCTGTCGATAGGCGCATGATCTACGCTGAGCTTATGGATACCTTCTGCGTCCGCTATCAGGCAGTGATCGAACTGCGATTAGCTGGCTATACGCAGTGTGAGATAGCCGAAAAACTCAATGTCTCGCAACCCATGGTACACAAATATATCAAAGAGATTAAGGAAAAACTTAGTCTCATGTCCAACAATGCCTTAACCCTTAGGAACCTTATATGATCGAAATCTTTGACGAACGCGAAATGCTTGCCGAGGCAGCACCTGCCGAGGAAGGTGCGCTTGCACTAATCCAGGAGCTTGGCCTCAAGACCATGCCTGATGGCGAGCGCATCGCTTACCCACTGCCTAACAAGCAGCAGTGGTTCGTGATTCAGATGCTTTTCCCTGAGCGTACAAAGATTAAGGACTATGACGCCGGCGGTATCCCGCTGCGTGTTCTCAAGGAGATACGCAGCTACAAGGCTGAGTATCCGAAGCACATCCTTGTGGTCTGCCATCAGGCTCAGGCGATTGTCAAGGACCCTATCCTGCTTGCCTACACAGGCAACTACGAGTGGGGCGCGACACAGACCAGTACGGCATCCAATGAGTATAGGTTAATCGCACGCTGGGGCGATGCACTTGATGACTGGGGTCAGCTTGCCAAGCGGGCCACGACAATCATGCGTGAGAATATACGCAACGAGTGTGAGAAGAATACCACCCGTCTCAAGCGTCTCATGAATGAACTGAACAACGTCAACATCGAAGATAACACCATACCTGAGATTACCATCAGGAATCTGCCGGAGGGCTACTAATGAAACTCAAGCGTGAAGAACTTATCAAGCAACTTGATAAGTACATCAAGTGGAAGCGTACCTTCAACGAGGCCAGCAAGACTGGCTTCTCGTGCGATATGTTCGCTAAGAAGGGACGCAAGTGAAAACCCTCCCTGGTAGCACGCTGGACAGCTTCGAGAAGTATGTAATCGCTAGGCAGAACATGCCTAAGAACGTGACCGAGCGGCTCTCAGAGGCGCAGCAAATCTCGATGCGCGACAACAACGCCATGATGCTAGATATCTTGAACTGGATCAAGAAACAAGAGAGGACAATCGTGCGCCTGCGGAACAAGGTAAAGAAGATTACGGCCCAGCGCCATGGTTACTCCGTATGAGATACCTCCTAATCCTTCTCTTCCTCTGTGGCTGCAATGAGGGCTTCAAGGTACCTCAGAAGGCCGCTGCTGTCGTGCCTGCAACATTACAAGAGGCCAAGGCGGCTGCTCTGTTGCCTCCTGCATCTGGTATCGGACAACCGATTAACATCATTGCGCCGCATAACATGGTGATCAAGCGTCATGATTACCATGGCGAGCATGTTGTTAACGGACCACTGATCCTAGCTCCTGGTGCTACACTCTGGATCAGTGCTGACCGTCCATGCACCTGGGATGGTGTAGATTTTTCAGACTATGTTGATGCTACATACACGCAGCATGGATTAGAGACCGTTAACATCTATGTGTATCCAGGGGGTGGCGGATGAATATAAAGCCTACAATCTGGAAAGATATACCTGGACACTCTAGGTATGCGGCTTGTGAATCCGGAGGCATATTAGACAAGCAAACTGGTTACGTAAAGCAGCCATGCAAAGATGGACATGGCTATTACCATCTGGCACTAGCTAACAGTGACGGCACATATGCCTACCGGAAGGTACATCAACTAATCCTTGAAACTTTTGTCGGGCCTAGACCAGATGATTCGTTCACAGGCGAGCATAAAGATAGGAATAAAGCAAATAACGCCTTGAGTAATCTTGAGTGGTTGCCAAATGTTATAAATTGTAGTCACACGCGCGAACAGCATGGTATGACAAAGCTGAGCTTTGACGACATAAAGAAGATTAAGGCGTCTATTCTAAGTTCAAGAGCTTTAGCTAAGATTTACAAAGTAACAAAGACATGTATACTTGACGCAAGGAAAACCATATGCCCTATGTGAATATTGATATGGATGGTGTACTAGTTGATCTAGTAGGTGGTGTAAATAGGTCATACAGGCATGGTCGCCCATTAGAGCTTAAAGGCGATTATGATTTGAATAAGATATTTAATTTTGATGCAATGAACAAGATTGAGAATGCAACATCGACCTTTTGGGCGAACCTACCCAGAGAGCCTTGGGCCTCGGATCTGGTGGAGTCAGTCCTGGATAGATTTCTACCGAGTCAGATACGTATCCTGACGAAGTATGTCTCACCTGCGTGTGCAGCGGGCAAGATTGTGTGGATGAAGTACAACTATCCGCGCATCGCTGAGCAGATCGTGCTTGTGTCAAACGATAAAGAGTTCGCCTGTAACCCGAACGATATCTTAATAGATGATTATGCTATGAATACGTTAGCTTGGCGCGCAGCAGGAGGCTACGCCATTACTGTCCCACAACCCTGGAACAATGTTCCCGGTGACCCCATGCAACACATAGAAAGGGAACTCAATGCCTACCGAGACACCGGACATGGCTAACTATAAGCGGGACTGGACCGCTAGGGAGCCGTTCTTTGTTGCAAAGAACAGTCGCGGCGCTGGTTACTACGTCACTATTAATGAGCGTAAGTTAATCACTGAGAATCCCTACGAAGACATCATCAACTCGCTAGAAGAAATGCTAGCAACAGCCAAGGCTCAACATGCTCTTAACTCCGTATCCTGAGTACGCTCTGTGTGCCAGGGCCTTCAATAACTATCATCTGGCTCTCATGCTCAGACTAGTCAAGACAGTGCATGCAGGATTAACCTATCCTAAGTCCTACACGGATAAGCCAGCTTGTGCGCTCTGGAAGGATACACCGCAACAGTTGCTCCTGTATGGTGTGTTCTTGGCTCGGGAGGCTGCTAATCGCAAGTTACCTGATCCTCGCGATCATACGTGGATCGAAGATGAGTACAAGTTCAGGGGCAACGACCTGACTCCACCATGGTGGCTTGGCGACAAGGAATGGCACTCTTATCATCGTGGATTAATGCATCAGAACGATGAGTTATTCTACACGGCGGTATTCATTAAGACTGGTGTGGGCGTCCGGTTCGATGATAAGTATTCACGAGAGTCAATCTTCGAATCGGAAGGCGACCTCAAGGCACGCATGACGGCGTTTCATGTCAATCAACTGATGAGGAAGCAACATGGACACTGAACTACTCATGCTCTGCCACAAAGACACCAAGAGGATTGGCCTCTGTGGTAATTACGTCAGCGAGAAGCTCGATGGTCAACGCTGCTTCTGGGACGGTGGGATTACTGTTGGCATGAAGATCCGTGACGTGCCTTGGGCCAACAAGTACGACAAGCGGAAACAAGAGTGGATTAGCAATGGGCTGTGGAGCAGATTAGGGAATAAGGTGCATGCGCCCGATTACTGGCTCAAGCAGCTTCCAACCATCATGCTAGATGGAGAACTCTGGGCAGGCTACGAACACCGTCAGTACCTAATGCAAACGATTAAGAAGGAGGACGGTACTTGCGACTGGAGCAAGGTGCAGTATCGTGTATACGATTCGCCGCCGGTTAAGAGGTTCCTCTCAGAGCGTGTGGTGAATTACTCCGGACGCAAGCATTTAATCTCTGGTGCAATGGAGTTTGGCAAGGATCTAGCTGGCGTCGGCTATGGTGCTGGCTTCAGCAGCCGTTATGCTTGGCTCCGCGAGCACTGCCCACAGAAGGATAATATCGTACTGCATGAACAGTACGTGATTCCTAATGGTATTGATGCCGCTAAGGCTTTCATCGGTGTCATGCTAGATCAGGTGCTGGCCAAGGGTGGCGAAGGATTAGTCGTGAAGGGTGCCTCGTCACTCTATGAATGTGCTCGTAGTCACGGTAGTATTAAGATTAAGCCATTCGAGGACGGCGAAGGTACTGTTGTTGGCTGGATCGCCGGTGAAGAAACGGCTAAGGGTAGCAGGTTGTTAGGTATGATGGGATCGCTTGTACTGCGACTAGCTAATGGACGCGAGCTTATGCTATCTGGCTTCACTGACCAGGAGCGCCAACTGATGATCGCAGAACGCACGTGGGCAACTCATAATCCTGGTGCCCGTGCACCAGAAGGCTATCAGTGTGGCTTCAAGACTGGATTAACCGTCACGTATAAGTATCGTGGCCTAACGGCTGATGGTATCCCGATGGAAGCCCGCTACTGGCGTGAACGGAGTGACGAATGAAACTTAAAATATCTACGTTTGTCTTCTCTTGTGTACCTACTACTTGCCTGTTGCTAGGTGGTTGTAACTTAGCACTACTTTACAGTCTAGTAATCATCATTAGGGAGAAGCCATGAGTCCTGGATCTAGCTGCACAGTACAGACACAGCCGACGTTTGAGATAATGGATGGTATCATTGAGTCAGATGCTGAATACTGCACCGGAAAACTGGTGCTAGTAGATGGCAAACTAATCTGTGACACGTGTGGACAGACCTATGAATGATGCAATAGGCTGGTCTGATGCAGAATATCTTTCAAGGAAGATGGGTGAGCTACAGCCGAAGCTGCTTCGCTATGTAGTCGGACGTTCTGGCGATGATTACATGCTTAGGGTTGAGCTATTGGATCTGAAAGTCCTCGTTGAAGGCGTCTTGGCTAAGACAGTACGTGCTGATAATCACATGCCTGGGCGTGTCATCTATCCGGAGAGGACTTGGTCAACTGGCCCTGTACCGGGTGACACCGACGTAATCATCCAGACAGAAGAGGGCCGGTGCCACGTGGCTAGGTTCGTCGGGCAGCCGGGTCATTGGGAGGTCGGTGGATTCGCCATTGAAGGTGTCGTTGCCTGGAGGCCGTTATGATGCCTAAATACATCATGATTGGCGAGAATACAGCCGTGCGTCTCTACGAGTCGAAGGGTGAGCATCTAGCCCGTTATGAACGTGTACATGGTGCCTGGATGATTAACGTGCTGCGCCAGGGTGAGAAACTAGTAGCTTGCCACGAGTGGCCGTTCCCTGAGAATATTGTTGAGCAGCCTGTGCGTGAGATTACACAAGCAGAATATCAGGAGAATGACGCATGAGCCTACTCTGCACTGACTGCCAGACTGATGTGTATAAGATTCGTGAGTATGCCTACATCTTGAAGAAATGGTCCTTTGGGAAAGCTGTTCTCTGCCTTGAGGCCAGGCTAGGCAGGCCATTGACTCGCTCCGATTTCAACTTCGAGATTCCGTTGACATCATTGCCATTTGCACGACTCACCAAAAGGATGCAATCATGAGCCTACGCGACGAGATTAGGGATGCCATTGCACGCGGCGAGACTTCGATCAACTATTTCGGCAAGAGTGTCACATTTCAGCGCAACAGGGCCATTTACTCCGTCAACAAGACAGCTAATCTCTGGTATAGTAGATACTATCCTGAACCTAGATTCATGTGCCCATCAGTTGATTCACATCGTAGCTTTACTAAGGCAGAACTTCAATGCATATCTTGATACTTAATCACATGCAGGAAAACCTCGTCAAGGATTCACAATGAAACGTAAGCCTACCTATCTCTCTAACTCTGCCCTTAAGACCTGGGAAAGCGACAGGCGCGAGTACTATCTACGCTACCTGACAGAACGTGTACCCAAGGTGCAACAGACCGCGCCGATGGCCATTGGTTCGGCATTTGATGGTATGGTCAAGAACGCGATTGAAAAGATGCTGGGCCTCGATGTA